GAATAGCAAGTACGCAATTCATCAAAAGTTAAATTCATTTCATCGTCTGTCCTAAAACGAGCTATTCTCAATCCGTCCCATGCTAAATAAAGAATGCCGTAAGGAAAATTTTCATTGAATGCGTCAATGTCTTTTTGCGCCATCACTTATCGCCTCCAATCTCGGCGGCTTGCCGAAGGAAATAAGCCATATCCCTAACCGGTTCACAAATCAACCCCGGCGAATATTCGCGAATGTACTTACAAGCCAGTTCCAGGGCTTTCTTGGTTGTTGAAAGTTCGGATTCTGCCTTTTTACGGCCCTTAACTTGTTCGTTTAAGCTACTCAGTCTATCCTTAATCCAAAGAATGCAACGGCCAGGATCATTGCTAAACTCACTGCCACCGGGGGTAAATTCTTCAAACGATTTTTTAAGTGTGCGGTTTTCAGCTTTAGTCTGTTCCAACTTCCCCCGAAGCTCGACGGCACAGTCAAAGCAGTTCAGCTTGTTGCAGTCTTGGCAGTTCATTCAGTCACCTTCTTTTCTGAAAATCCGGCGGGTGGCATTTGAAAGCATGGAGATACAAAATCCATATTTTCGCTGTAAAACTGTGTATACGCAAGATTGCCTATATGGTCCTGAATCATATCCATGACTTTGACTGCCTCTTCCTCAGAATTGTATTTGCCCAAAGGTGTCCCTGTTGTATCATCCAGGTTATTAAAGTCACCGATAACGGTGAAAATGTTATTTATCCATGTGAAATTAACGTTTACCAAATATTTTTTATCTTGTGAACGTACCCACATCATAATTCCTCCTTTCGTTCGCGGTATCCATTGCATTCCCTGATATTGTCATTTCCTCTGCCTCTTCCGTATTTCCAAGCAGAAGAATTACAGATCGGCATTTCTTGTTCACATGTATCGCATAAATTTCTAAGCCAGTAATCTTGTCCAGCTTCATAATTATTTTGAAAATCATTTTCAGATGCGGATTCTGATAACATACGACCATTGATTGTTCCCATCTTCAACCCTCCTATTCCTCGGCCGCTATGACCGGCTTGCCGGAGCTAGGCCCCGGCTTGGTTATCAAAAAATTCTTCTTCGGCGTTGTTGTCTAGTGATTCTGCGTTTGGCGGCGGTACGTCAATTACGGTTTGATTTTCACTAGAAAAATTATCTCCAGGGATTACGTCGCCAGAGTTATCAACGTATTCGTAACTGCCATCCTCGTGCAGTAAGGTTTCGTCTTTTTCAAAGGCTGTTTGAAGCTCAATTGACATGATGCCCCACTTAGAAATTAACTGTCGTAGCATGGTTTTATAGGCCATTTCGTCAAAACTTTTGTACCAAAAACTGGAATATAGCCATAAATCGTCTTTATTTACTTTACCGGCCTCAAAATCAGCGAATGATACTTTGTTATATTTAGGGTTTTTCCCTTTAACAGCATTTTTGCTGAAAGCTTGACTGAATCTATCGGCGTGGTCGAGCATCTTGTTTTTGCTCCAGTACATAGCCTTTTTGAATCCGTTCTGGTATTCAAACATGGCATAATAACCAATTGTTGGAGTTGACTCCCTGATTTCATCGTCCTCAATCAACTTTACTTCGATTACTTCTTCAAGCGGATCAAATTTGAGCAGTTCCCCTTCTTTGATAGCCAGAACATTAATCTTTTTGTAATACCCGGAGCGAATAGCAAGCTGTAGGTATCCTTTGTATCCTAATTGGAATTGAGCGGTTACGCTTTCAACATTGCCGTCTTTGTCTTTCTTTTTGTAAGGAACAAGATAATACTGCCCAAGTTGGGGCGAAGGGGAAAGGTTTAAGGCTTCCCCTAAAAGAGCACCAGAAAGAATAGAACCGGCTTCGCATTCCTGCAATGCTGGGTTAACAGCAACGGCACTCGAAACAGCAGCAATAAAACGCTGCGCCCTCTTTGGATCTCCCAGGGTGTTATTTACCAAATTTTTATATGCATCCTGCTGAATAACAACGCTGAATTTAGGTTTTGGGTGTTGCTGTTTTGTTAAACTATTGTTTACCGCCATTAACTCATACCGCCTCTCTATTGTTGTGTTGGAACTTTGCCGTACCTAATGCCATTGCTGACCAAGAATTGTTTCAATGCGTTCAATTGGTCTTTAGTAGCCCATACCCGAAAATCAATTACGGTTAATTGTTCGGCTACAGGTTTGTTTGCTGGTTTCATTTCAAATTCTGCCTGACCCGCTTCTACGGGCTTAACATTTGTTTCAATAGGTGTTTGGCTTACCGTCCCGCTACTTGCCTGATTACTTTCGTATGCCTGCTTTGCTCTGACCTTTGCCTCTTCCTGCTGCCGTTTATGTTCTGCCAGTTTTGCGGCCTGTTCTTCCAACCTTGTTTTTTCCTGCAGGGATGCGGTTAGATCAAAAGCTTTCAGATAAACATCTTTGATGTTAATCTCGTGTTCACTCTGCAATTCGGTAATAACTCGCAGGTCAGATTCAACCTTAATGAACAAGTCGGTGATTTCCTTCTCGATGTCTTTGGACTTGTACGTAGCGTTCAGCCATTTGTCATTGAATATTTTCTCAAAAGTAATGAGTGAGGCAAGGTTTCCAACTTTATCGTCAAAATACAGTTTTATGCCAGTCTTTTTTTCGTCCTTGACTAACTGCTCATAATTTTTAATCTGGGTATCAATTGCCTGCACTGGCTTATCGATCATGGCGACCAAGTCCTTAATCTTGCGTTCAAATTCCTCATATGGTTCCAGGCATTGTTTTTTAATCTGGATACGGCGGTCTTCAAGAGCATTTTTAAAAGCGTTCAAATTTGCCCGGTCTGATTTAGCAGATTTAATGTTTTCCCCGCTGTAAACAAGGTTTTGGTACTTTTTCAGCCGTTCAGCCAATTCATTTTTTATTTCCTCGTGGTTAAAAGTTATCTCTTTCAGAAATCCATCTTCCTGTGGTGAGTAAATTATCAGTTCCATTGGCATTCTGTTTTCTCTCCCTTCCTATATTTCTGGAAGTGCAAGTGGAGGCTTCTTGTCATGCTCCACATACCACCAGAATTTAACTTCCTGCTCCTGCAAATACTCCAAATCTTCCTTAACGTCTTTTCGTTCGATGTGATAATGACGAGTGTTCAGCCTAACTTCTTCGTCATATACCGTCTTAAGCTGAGCCTTTAGCACTACAAAGTCCCAACCGGTAACAAGTAGCTCGTGAATGCATTGGATGTAATAGTTTTGTGGGATCTGGTCATTCCACTTTTCCCTGTGCATAGAGTTTAAAATTTCGGTTGTTTTGTCCTCTAAAACGCCCAGTCGTAATGTTTCTATCTCCATTAACTCAGCATCCAAAGTAACGGTTAAAAATCTGTATATCGGGTGATAATAGACTCTGTACGTGTTATTTGCTTCCACCCTATACTTTGGATAGTCAAGAGCAAATAAAGCGGTTAAATGAGGCTCAGCTTCGATGCCGTACTTTACATATAATTTATGGCTAATATCTTCCGGTATTATGCGTCCAGTCTTTTCCTGCCATACTTCTATATTGGTTTTGTATGGGTTCATCCCCAATATGGCCGATGCATCAGAGCCACCTATCCCGGTTCTGGATTTTAGCCATGCCTCGCGGGTAAAGTAATCAATGTATGGCGGTTGCATGAGCTGAGCCGATGCGTTCATCTATACCGCCTCGCTTTCCTCAACTACCTGCCTGGCAAACCCTCTCTGGTTTCCGTGCCAGACTATATGTTCGGTTACTTTTATTCCCGGTGCCGGGTCCCAACCAGGGCGACTGTCATTATTTATGCACTTCTGGTTGCATTTACCCTTAACACCCCGGTTTCCGCAGTTGTTGCAGTTTGCGCCGATGTTTTCAAGGTATTTATTGCTCATGGCCATCCTCCAATCTGAAAACCTCGTCCTGCATCCGTCTTTGCATCCGATATATCTCAGCCCGGTAAATATCCGCGTGGGGGAAACAGATTTTTTCGGCTACGTCGTCCAGCAAGTCAATGGCCTCGTTATAGGCGCGTATCTTTTCGCCAAAGGATTCCTGAGCTAAGCCAACCGTTTCTTGCGGCATGATCATTGGTTTTTCCACCATGAGGTCGTTCATTCCGGTTGCCTCCCCTCTACTTTTGCAATAGCCGCCTTTATAATCTGCCAAGTACTCCCCTTAAAACTGGCTACTTTATGGCCGCTTGAATTTATTTCATCCAAAAATCCATCTGCAAGTTTTAATGCGTCATACATATCGGGGGCAGAAACCATAAGCCGAGAATTTCCTTCTTGCAGATTCTTGCAGCATTTGTATTGCGTGACTTTGGCTATTGCCACGTTATCGTCACTATCGGTGATCCATACGTCTCCATTGCTTGATTCTGTGTTTATATTCCATGGTCCCGGTGTAAACATTGCCCTATCTCCTTTCCTGTGCTATACTTTTGGTGTTAATAATTTTCATCTGGCCGCTACATTTGTGCGGTCTTTCTTTTTGCCCTTGAACCTAAGTTCTGACCTTACTTCCTCGAACCACAACAGCACTGTCTCTTCGCTTATGCATTCCTCTTGCTTCAATGCTGCTACTGTTTCCACCGGCATAATTCCAATTTTTGTTTTCCCTCTTATCTCTCGCCTGAATTGGCTCCAACTTTTGTTTATTGCTTCTGCCGCCCCCGGTAATGTATGTCCGCTGTGCTTTATGTCTTCTTTCAGCGAGATTGTGAAGGGGTCATTTTTCGGCACTTTTCAACCCTCCTTCCCTGTTGGATAATTAAACCAGTTAAACAACCCTCCCTCACTTTAATAATCCTTCCTTTTATATCAGCCCCCTTCCCTTGCCTTATCCCCCGGTTGCCGCCTTTGTGGACAGCCCCAAGTTCGCAGAGGCGGTAAAAATCACTCCTTATAGAATTTGGTTGATTACATCCAGGCAGCTATCAATCTCCGTTTTTTGATTGGACAAGATGTTTTTAATATAGTTGAGCTGGTAAGCCACACTGACGTTGTGGTAAAGGTTCTCGTCGGTTTCATCTTCGCAGAGATAGAGAACGGAACCGGGCCATACATATAGGGTCCCATCAAGCAAATAGCTGTGATCTTCAGGAAAATATTTTTCAATAACATATCCTTTGAGTCCCAGATATTCTTTCATGGGAGGCAGAAATGTAGCACTGATTTCAAGATTGATTGGGATGTTCTTTTCAATAATTTCCTGCGCAGAATAAATCCCTACCTTGTCGCCGGGTTGAAACTTGTGATCGCGATATTCTGCTTGTTCTTCGTCCTGGCGTTCCTCCGGTTCCTTGGTCGGTATCGTGTAGACATTGACGTTTACCTTTGGTTCTGCGACGCTCTGCAGTTCGGTCACGGCATCGCATAAAACATCAATTTCCCTTTCCTGTTCCTCAACTTTTTGCCTAAGAATTTCGTTCTCAGCCTCGGCCTCGGAAGCTCTGCTTATAAGTTCGATACAATAATCTGGTGATATAATGCCATCCTTAAAGTTTTTAAGATATAATTCCAGAACTCGCTTTTCCAACGAGATATCAATTGACTGATCGCTGTTGTCGTAATCCTTTTGTACCTTAGCTATCTGGAAGCTTTTAACTTTTCCCTTTTCCATTAAACCCATCCCCCTATTTTTTTTATAATTCTCTTACCAGTAAGCAAGAACCATAGATAACCATAAATGCGCCGACACTGTGAACAAAGTTTTTTGTCCCTGCAAAGCCGATAAGAACAACACCGACGATTCCAAACCACATGATTCCATCTGCCCACGCATCGTTTTTAGCGCACTTGTCAACCAGTTTCTTGTACATGCAATACCCTCCTTCCTTGGTTATGTAATGGGGAATTAGGGGTAATTACCCGGCTAAGTGAGAAGTCCTAAGCCATTCCAAAAAGCTATCTCGATTAATCTTTGGACATTTGCCGGAGTAGATAACAGCAAATTGCTTTTGTTCATACCCGGTTTTGATGATCTCCAGGGCTTTTGCGGTGCAGCAGCGCATGATATCTTTAACATCTTTGGTTTCGAGGACAATGGGTAATTGTTCCGGGCTGGTTATTACTGGGCGGGGAAGTTTTTTCATTTGAGTGCTCCTTTCCATAAAACTCTTGATATACCGCTCATCACGAAGTCAACGCAAGGTATGGCTACCGAATTTCCGACCGCCTTATACTTTGCTGAATCACTCATTCCCTCGATGTCCAACCACCAGTCGGGGTAGCCTTGGAGTCTCAGGCATTCTAAGGGAGTAAGCCTGCGGACGGCGTAATGAGTCATAACCACGTTATCTGTATCTCCCCTATGAGATAAATTACTTTTTGCTAGTAATGTGTTTACCGGATCTGGATAAGCTATGCATTGTGCTTGCGGCCGGCATGTATCAAGCGCCCCTGTTATTTTTCCACTGAGATGATTATAAGCATCCTGCCCATTTAATCCTCCAGGGTGTGCTCCACAGCTTAAGCACCCGCAGACTTTGTTCGTTGTTTTGGGGCTTGCTACACACGGCAAGCTACCATGTGACTCGCTCCGTACTGACGGACTGACCTCGATGCCCTCCGATTGACCTGTTTGATTATCGAAGCCGATGGCTTGCATTAACATTGGTCCTGAGTGGGTTGGCGAACAACCACTATTTGCATTAAAACAAGCAGCTATATTGCCCGTTTCAGTAAAATTATAAACATCTATTGCGATTGACTTCTCAATGCCATCTCCAATTGTGGCGGCAACTTCTTCCCTCGCTTTTCGGCTCTCCGCAAAATGCCCTCGCAAGCCTTCTTCGACAAAAAGTATTTCTCCGGCACATTGGCCTCCAAAATCTGCGACAAGAAAGATTCTTTTACGTCTCTGGGGGACACCCCAATACTGGGCATCAAGAGTTCTCCAAGCAACGTCAATTGACTCAGTTCTGACCATTCCTGCCTCTGCCCATTCAATACACCATTCTTTGTATTTGTTGTAGTGTCCAGACACAGGCATTGGAATTTCGGCCTCTGTGATTTCTTCGAGGACTGCCCGGAAATCTTGACCGTTGTTACTGCTGAATGCTCCAGGGACGTTTTCCCAAACTGCAAATCGGGGATATTTTCCTCCGGTTGATGATCGCATTTCTCGAATAATCCTAATTGCGTCCATGAACAATCCACTTCGTTGTCCCTCCAGTCCTGCTCTTTTCCCGGCAACACTTAAATCTTGACAAGGACTCCCGAAAGTTATAATGTCAACCGGTTCTATATCTGCGCCGTTAATTTTGGTTATATCTCCTAAATGCTTCATGTTAGGAAAATGATTTTGTGTTACTTTGATAGGCCATAGTTCAATCTCGCTTGCCCAAACCGGATTAATCCCATACTTTGATGCAGAGAAAGGAAAGCCGCCAATGCCATCAAATAAAGATCCGTGTTTAATTATTTCTTTGTCTGACATTTGAGTGCTCCTTTCATAAATCTTCCGATTTGGAGAATACTAAGATTAATCAGTACCTGTTTTAAGTTCGTCTAACAATTTTTCATTGTCGCTATCGTCAAAAAAAATTGCTTCTATGGTGCTTCCTGCGTCTTTAGCAATCTGATACATTATTGCTGGTCTTGGCGTATCTTGCCCGTTTTCCCATTTGCTCCAAGCTTGCTGAGTAACGTTATACATTTTAGCCATTATTTCTTGTGTTCTTGGTCCCCTATATTCAACAAGTTTATTTCTCACAAGTTCACCTCCTAACTACTTGGGCTTGTTATTATGATACAACTAGTTTAGGTTGTAGTCAATAGTTTTTTACTAATTTTTATTGTTTGTTTTTAACAAATTGTACTTGTATTATTAAAGTGAGGTGTTATTATGTTTGGTGACATATTAAAAAAGTTAAGAAATGAGAAAAGGTTATCTCAGCAAGAATTAGCTGAAATTGTAGGAAAGTCTCAACAAGCAGTTTATTTTTGGGAAAAAGGTGATAATGAACCAGGGATAGAAACATTAAAAAAGCTTGCAAATTTCTTTAATGTTACGACGGACTATCTATTAGGCCGCCCCGAGATAGAAATACAAATAGCCGAAGATCATGGCATAAACACAATATCAGACGTTGAAAGAATACTGGATGATGCAAAAAAAGCATTGCAAAAAGCAGTTGCAGATGGAAAAATCACGCAAGATACAGCAAACGAAGCTGCAGAATTAGCTCTCCGTCAAATGATGCTTGTATTAAATCAAAAACAATAAATGCCCGGCTAACTGCCGGGCATTTTTGTCTCTTCAATTCTATAACTAATTATTATAATACTACAAATAAGAAATATATATGAAGGGAGGAAAAGCCTATTAATGCCGTAATTTTGATAAGGATATCAGGGCAGACAATAGGCGGCGACCAGGGAAACATAGACGCAGTTACATATGTAGAAAACAGCGCGGTAGTAATCATCAAACTGGAAGCCTAAAGCCGGTGCGGCCATCCTCTATAGGGCCAGCAATCCGGGCGGGAAAGCAGCAAAATAGATTCAAAACCGCACCTTCCGAATTATAACAATAAGTTATAATGTTAAACAAATGTAATTACTGGAAATAATAAAGGAGAAAAGACATGAATTTGCATCCATATTATGCTCGATGTGCCAAAATTGCCGGAATAGCATTTGTTGTTTATTGGTTATATAAGATATTGCAGATATTTTTTGATTACATATTGAGGTATTTATGAGCATACGTAAGCGTGGCAAAGCATGGGAAATAGTCATAGAATTAGGCAAGGATAAAGAAGGCAAGCGTCATCAGCATACCGTTACTTTTTACGGAAAAGCAGAGGATGCCAGAAAAGAAGAGATAAAACTAAAATACGAGGCCAAACACGGCTATTATATCGGACAAGGTGATCTGACCGTCGGAAAGTTTCTTGACGCATGGTTAGAGCTAGGCTGTCAGCACCTTGCCTATAATACTTTGAAGTCTTATAAGGAAGAAATAAAATTACATATCAAGCCGTATCTTGGAGATATATTCCTAGAACAATTAACACCGGTTCATTTGGCCGAATATTATAAGTACAAGCAAACTGAGGCTGTAATTTCGTCTACAACGATCAATTACCATCACCGGATACTACGGAAGGCATTTAACCAAAGTATTCCTGTACGATTGCATGATAACCCATGCGACTCAGTAATGCCTCCGTCAAAGAAAAAGTTTCGCCCGACGTTGTTATCTGCCCAGGACATAACAAAAATATTTGAAATGATGCAGAATGATCCCCGGTACATATCTGTTATACTGTCAATCATGACCGGTATGAGGCGCGGGGAAACTTGCGGCTTACATTGGAATGAAATTAATTTTGAAAACGATCTGCTGAAGGTGGATTATTGCGCCAAGAGACAAACCGGTATAGGAATTGTAATTGAAGATACTAAGAACGGAAAAGGAAGACTGGTTCCGATAACGCCATTTCTGAAAAAAGAATTGCTGAAACAAAAAGAGAAACAAGAGGAATGGAAAAAGGTTTTTCAAGGTGATAATTATAATGAAGAGAATTTAATTGTAACTTGGCATGACGGCCGGCCGGTTGATCCTAATGAGGTAACAAAAAAATACAACAAGGTTTTGAAAAAGCTGGGCTTAAATGAAAAATCACGCTTTCACGATCTGCGCCATTCTCATGCAACATTGTTATTTGAAGGAGGGGCCGAAGCTAAAGATGTGTCTGAAGAATTAGGGCACTCAACTATTGTTATCACAAATGATATTTATATTAATCCAAACATTGACCGCCGGCGTGAGCAAGTGAACAAACTTGATTTACAATTTTCTCCCCCGGAAGAGAAAAAACCATCTGAAAAATACAAGGTAAAACGTAAGCTAAAATCATGAGAACGTTTGTACGAGTGATGTAAAAGTGAGCATGTTTCCAAATAATTGTAAAATCACTGCTCACACTACTTGCCATAATCCCCGATGATACCGCATATCTAATTGGTGGGCCATGCAGGAATCGAACCTGCAACCTTCTGATTAAGAGTCACACTCTCAATAAAATAATAGCAATTTTTAACGTTTCGTGTTTTTTATTATAATTTAAAGATTGCTATAATATTGGTATTTCTAACCTGTTTTTAAATGTCATGCTTTCACGTTGCATGATAATTTTTATAATAAAATTTTAGCCGTGTGAGCAGAAAGTGAGCAGAAAACAAAAATAGAGGGGGCATTTCTGCCCCCGTTGGTTTTCACATCCCTTCATCTGTATTGAAAGCGTTGTAGGCTTCCGGCAGATAAAGGATCGCCCCCTCTCCTATTGCTCGCTATTTGATTCGTAGCCCCAGAATATGCCTATCGTGGCAAAGATAGTAGCCGCTCCGTTGGCAACTGCATTAACTTGTTCGTCAGATATAATCTTTGCTCCAAATGCATCCGTCATTAACTTAACTGCTCCCAGCAGAGCTAAATAAAATGCCGGGCTAGTAAAACGCTTGTAGAGTGCCTTTTTCTTTTCCGGTGTCATCGTCATTATTTACCCACCACCTTTTTAAATACATTGAGAGCTACAGCCAACACAAACCATTTGTCCGCTGGTTCTTCTGCATGATGTACATTAGGCATGACCAATCCTTCTGCTTCTGCCTCCGCCATAATCTTTAGTTTCCAATCTTCCACTGTATTCGCTCCTTTCAAATCTTTCATAAGCCTCTCCCAGGGAAATGCTTTTCCCGGACAATTGGGCCGGTTTACGCTGTCAATCTGGTAATGTCCAATAATGTGTTCACGGTCAATCGGTATACCATATGTCTTGATTAACTGTTTTTGCAGTTCCATGGTTGCTTGATACTGCACTTCGGTTAGGTTTCCATCTCCACCTACTTCTGGATAACATTCGTGCTCTATGCCAATTGTGTACCGGTTTGGATTTGTTTCGTCGTACAACGTCCAGGACGGTTTATTGACCGCGCCAGAATGCCACGCAGTGTCTGAGTCGTTAACAAGCTGATATACGGTTCCGTCACGATAAATAAGATAGTGTGCGGATGCGGATGACTTTGGATTGCTTAACCAGCTAAGCGATCCGGTTCCTTTGCCGGCAGTCTGATGGTTGACAATAGCAATAATTTTTTTACCATTGCGGCCGGCTGTAAAATTGGGGCTAAGCTTTCTGATAATATTCATAAAATCATCCCTTCAAAAATAGAAGCCCAATTTGGGCTTAACAAACTTCTCTTTTTTTCAATTCTTGAACATCATTTTGAATAACATCTACTTTCTTATTTGTTTCTTGTAAACTTGTCGCTAACTCTCTTAGAGAAGAAGCAATTTCATTTTGCGATTCGTCAAGCAATTTAATGTGTTCCATTAGTAATGTCTCTCTTTTTTCCGCCTGATTAATGATATAATCTTCTCGCCTGATAGCTTCTTTTCTGAGATATTCTTTTTCTTTGGTTTCTTCCTTTTCCTTTTCTAATTTGGCTTTTTCCCTTACCGCACTGGCTTTCCGCATATCCTTCACAAGCCATACAACAAGTCCCACAATGGTTGCTATGATCGGAATAAACAAAGATACCAATTTTATTGCATCGTCCCAGCTCAAACCGTAGCCCTCCCTTCAATAGCTTTGAGTTTTCCTTCTCCAATTCCCTTGATGTTTACCAGTTCATAAATTGAATCAAACGGGTTGTTTTTCCGATAATCAATAATCCTTTGAGATAAAATTTCTCCGATTCCTGGCAGCAACATTAATTCTTCCTTTGAGGCAGTGTTTAAATTAATTTTCTCATTGTTGTTGTACTGACTATCAATGTTAATTACCTGTGACTGAGATTGCGTTTGGTTTATGCTTTTTGCGTTATGAACACCTATTTCGTAGCACAAAATACCGATTCCAATCATGGCCAGTATAAATATTGCGGCCAAAGCATACATGTGTTTTTTTTGCATCTATTTCACCGCCCATCTAAATTATGATGGGGGTAAATGCAATTTCCTTTTTCCGTCTAATTTTGTTAATCAAAATTATCACTCCCCAACGTTCAATAAATGTGTTACCCTGTTTGTGCGGGGCGTAAAAGTGTTGCAGCACTTTCCTGCTTTCCCAACGTGGCGGGTTGCCCTGCGTGCCTCAAAGAGAAAGGGGGCCTTTGCGGCCCCCTGTTGATAAGTTTGTTAGTTATTTGGTATCGCTATGAAGTTTCTCGAAGTTTGTTTATAAAATACATCTGCCCTTTGCCGGTTACTTTAGGAGTAGTATTAACAGTTATTTTCCCATCTGAATGTGTAATGACGGTTTTCTTAACCTCAAATAATCCCATTTGCATTGCTCTTTGTGTTGGAGTATTATAATCGTTTCCGGGCTTGCGGATCAAATAACCTTTTTCGCGCATGTACTCATACAATCGTTTCTCTCCGGTTTTAACTCCGTTTTGTTGCAACAATTTTGCAAGTTCCCGTACCAGAATTGAACTTTTTGATGCAACAACGCTATCAGCAAAGATTACCTTTGGCTTATCTTCTTCAACTTTAGTTTCTAATGCTTGCCGGGCCTCGCGTTCATTTTTCAAATCGGTTGCCAGCCTGATAATCGTATCAGGATTGAGTAATATTTCTTCTGTCTTTTCAGGTGTAAGATATCCGCCGTATTTTCGTATAGAAGGTATCACTTCCCTTGTAATCCAACGCTTAAACTGCTTAGCTTCTGGTTTGCGGCTACCCAGAATAAGCGAATATAATCCGGACTCGTTAACGGCAAGCACATTTATTGTTTTATCTGGGTTTTGGGGGTGGGCGATTTCAATTCGGGTACCTTCATCTTCCTCTAATCTTTTAACTGCGCGTCCCGTATCTCCAAGATCAAGAATGTCGCATAAATCTTTTGCTATCCACCAGGGTTGATTTTCAACAATAGATATTCTTATCGAACTGTTTTCATAGTTAAAAACCTGGACTAAATTATTCAAATTTATTCCCCCTCTCCCTTAATAAACAACAACTATTTTGGCATTACCGTTTTCATAAGCCTGTGTTTCTCCGGTTCCGTTCGGGTGTGTTATGGTAATCACGATATCCAATAAAATACCTCCTTCATAATCACCCGGAAGAGGATTGCTTGCCATGATTTTTACAAAGGATTATAATAATAAATGATCTATCCTCTTTTGAGGGTGTTCGTCTGAGGAAGCTGGTTACTCTTGCCGGAGACAGCTTCCTTTTATTTACTTTTGTTTTCTTTGATCCATTTAAATGTTTTTTCTTGATCAAACCTGATACCGCGGCCAACCTTTTCATAGGGAAGACCTTCCCGCCTCCACCTGTCAATTGTGGTCCTACTTATCTTTAGTATCTGGCTTAACTCTTCAAGAGTTATATATTTGGTATCCATTTAACACCTCCATTTGATTTATTATGATTAATCATAGTTAAACATTTGAAGTATGTCAAGCAAATTTTTTGGGGGCCATTTTCGGCCCCCTGGAACAAAGATATTTAGTTTGTAAATTAATGGTTTCTGCATATAATTAATAAAAAGGAGATGATTTTTTGAAACAACTGATAGTCAATATAAGAGAAAAACTTGACAGGATTTACTGGCCTGATGTAATTGGTTGGTCGGTTGTTATTTTTGTTATTTTTGCATTAAATTATTGGCGTGGCAACAATTGGGTTGAAGGTATTTATATAGGTTTTATTATTTTAATGTGTGTTGGATATTTTATATTTGAGAAATAATTACTTTGTTGCCTTTCTGTATATCTCCAATCTTTTTTCAGCCAGTCTAATTGCCTGTGCTTTTTTCTGCTCAACCATTTTTTCTTTACGATTATATGGTATTGTCTTGTCTGCGTTTATTTGGCGTATTTGTTTATTAATGTTGCTTATATCGGTTGCTACTCTGTTAAAAGCCAAACGCTGCGTATTGTTGTAATCTTTGTTGCGTTTACCTGTTGCTTTAAAATCGGTTTGCGCTTGATCTAGCTTGCCGCGTATGTTGTAAAATTCATCGATTATATCATTTGAATACAACGGATCGGCAACAAATGACCGCTTAATTGGTTCAAATGTTCTGCTTGCGCCTCCCTGGCCTCTGCCTTCTGACATGGCCGGCAAGATCATCTGACCTATGAATCCAGAATAACTTCGTAAAATATAATCAATGTTTTTGGGTGAGGATTTTAACATTTTTCCCATTTCCAACGCCAACGCGCTTGTTGTTTCATCGTACTGCAATTCCGGTGAAAGATACTGCATATAAGCTGGCACAATTGGCATCCCGGTATAATTTTTGTTTGCCCTTACATCATAAAATGGAGAAAATATCGGGCGATAAGCAGGTGCAAAACTATTTAACCAAGATTGTTTGTAATCTTTAAATGCCATTGGGTCTTTATTTTCCCAAGCCTGCAGTGATCTTTCCAGTAAATCTGAAAATACAACTCCCCATTCACGCGGCTTTGCAATTTTGATGAACTTTTTCCTGCCGTCCGTTCCTGTTAATCCAGGAGCAGGAATTAAGAAATAATTATCTTTGGTGTACTTGCTGACTTTTTTCCAGTCGTCATCATCATGATTTATTAGATACAACAATATTGTTGGTACAGTAATTGCCAGCATTCCTTTTGCTATTGCTGCTTTTGGGTTTTCTTTAAACAATCTCAAAAATCTTTCCAAACCTTGGATTGAAGCATTCAAATACGGCACAAACGCATCCAGTGTATAGCCCCATTCACCCCGGCGGCTAAAATTTACAGTAACCTCTCCGGATGCGTATTTTGCTTCAAGTTTTTTGGCATAGTCGCTATTATTGATATCTTCAAGTACGCCCTTAAACTCGTTAAGCCTTGGCGCGCTTTCAATCGCGCTTGTTAGCCGTTCCAGTCCTTCAAATGCAGCACTCAAACTTTTGTAGGCATACGACACAGGATCGTTCTTGTCTTTTCTCCAATAGCCAGGCATAACAGCTTGTTTTGTTTCTTTCAGCACATTACGGTTGGAAGCAGATGCCGACGCAAACATGCCGCCGCCCATTGACCTATACAGTTCGTAATAGTCATCTTCGCCAAATCTATCCCCGGTTGCAATTTGCCGTGTAGCATCTAAAATGCCAATCGCCCAGGTAAACGGATTATTGTTTTTTCCGTTGATATAGGATGTTGGTAAATCTCTTGCTAAGTTGCGGCCGGAGAAAAACAAGTTTGCGCCAGTGGTCAAAGTTTTCATTACTCGGGTGATGCCCCTGAACGTATCAATTAAAAAGTTTTGTCCGGGAGGTCCTAGAGAAGTCAATGCAACAAAGAAGTCAGGATCATTAATGCGGACCGTTATTTTTTGCCCGAACCAGATGCCGGTTACTTCGTTTGGCTTGGTGCTGCTATACATATTCTGCTTTTTGAAAACTTCGTCCAGCCGGTCAATAACACCCTCTACGCCCTCGTTAAATAAATAGTCTTGAATTGCCTCGCGCGCATCATTTTTGAACACATCAAAGTCAATCTCTGCAAAGCCAGCCAATTCTTCCGGTTGCCATAACAATTGATGGATAACCGTCTGCATAACTTCGTTGCGGCGTGATGCGTTAACGTACCGGAATACCTGTTCAATTATGCTTTCTATTGGGTCAACTATTTGTCTTTGAGATCCTTTAGCCCGTTTGGTTTGATACGGTTGATTCGCATAACCGCTGCGAATGCCTTTACCAGCGTTCATTTCTTCAACTTCGTTTAGTTGCCGGTAAAACGGCACATAATACGGGTGAGATTCTCTAAATTTGTCCCAAGCGTCCTGAGTCAGCAGGCCATTATCTTTGACCAGCCATGTTTCGGTAAACTTGCTTAGCCAGTTAACTAGGTCGTTTGCCGCCGCCTTTAGTCCAGGGATCTTTTTCTCATACCAATCCATTCGCGGCTTAACCAGTTTATTCATGATCATATTCATTTGGTTGTCAATTTCTTTATTAAGTGCGCTTAGTGCCTCGGTATCTTCCGGGTCCGTGCGGTCAAGTTTCTTTCTTAACGCTGCGATGTTATCCACATATTCGGATACACCGTATTCTTTTGAATATACTTGCTTGCCTTGCTGCATCCAGGAAATTGAGTTACGCAAAATCAAATAATCGTTAAACTCAGTCTCTTTTCCTTCCGGGATTTTTTCAAGCACTTTTTTCAGGGAAACTCCAACTTTGTTAAATTCCCGGTCAGTCATTGCTTCTTCCAGATTGAACTTAGCTGTTCCCGCTGCAGACCTGCTTGACATTGCCAGCATATAAGCCTTTTCAGCCGCGCTTAATTGCCGCCCGTTGCTTTGCACTACTTTGTCAAACTTATCAAGCTTGTAAAGATCGTCCACAAATCTTCCGTAGAATCTGCCCCACATGCGGCCAAGGTTTTCTTTGCTCAATTGGTTGGCAAGCGGTTTATTTTCAAGTTTGCTGACGATATGCTTACTTGTGTCCGGTCCCGGAGGTTTTGCTTGTTGCTTGACCGCTTTCATGGCTACCGGCGTTCCTATCCCGCTCAAAATCATTCTTTGATACTCAGGCGTACCGGGTAAAGCTCTCTTTGCAGCAGTTTTTTCTTGCTTCTGAGCTCCTAACCGGTTAACTTCTTCTACCTTGGCAAGCACTTCATTGATATACCCGTTCAGCCGTTCTTCCAGTTCTGCGCCCGTGAAAAAAGCCTCCCCTTTCGAGAAGGCCTGAGCGAACATATCTGAAATAAACTCTTCCAGTATATCATCTTTATTGTATGTGCCGCCGTATTGATCCTGGTAGTATTCAACCAGCTTTTTCATTCCATCCGGGTTGGTATCTTCAAGGCGTTGTATGACCAGCGATTCCAGATTACCATATCCCATTGCGTTACGATTTGCCCAGTGGCCGCGCTCGTGCCATGCAATAGCTTCAGGAGAGAATGTTCCGTTGGCATCAATAAACATTTCTCCTTCAGGCGTAATAAATCCATCAAATGCTGCATTTTCTGGATTGGCATAAGCAAACGGAACAACTTTTAATCCGATCTCGTTTCCTATCTTGATTGCAGCAGAAAACTTTTCGTCTTTTAGCGCGTCCGGTACTATTCTGTAGGCTTCTTGTCCTGGTTCTGTTCCGTGGATTTGTTCAAGAAGTCGAACGTACCGTCCTTGTTCTGTCTCAGTAATCCCTTCTGAATTAATTCCTTTTGTCGTTCCGGAGGGATAATTGCTCTCGCGCCAGAACTCATTTTGATAAACATTTTGAGCTCCCCTTTCTACCTTGTAACGAATGTCAGGGTTATTTGCGTTCCAAGTGCCTTGGTTATTGATTGATTTTACTTGTTCAGGAAAAAATGCAACAAAAGTTTTTCCTGAAGAAATTTCTTCTTGTTTTTCAGATGGAGATATGATTCCGTCATAACCAGCATTTTTGATTGCGTCAAGTGTTCCGGTTTTAGCATAATTATTGCCAGCATGAGGTAACAAGTCATACCAATAATATTTACCGTACTGTGGAGCAAAATCAACCTTATCCCAATCAATTTTGCTTATATCAATTCCATCATTATTTAATTTATTTTTCCAAAATGATAACGTTTTTTCGCCTCGAAAATTACTGGCATTAAATGGATTTTTGATGCTTGCGTATAACTCTTTTGGCGTACTTTTGTCATTAGTAAATTTATTGGCATATTTGATATTGCTTGCAAGCCATATCATGCCATCGCTTTTTTCTATATCGAAAACATTAAAATCATTTGGGCTACCATGATAAACCACCAACGGTTTGCCGTTTTCATCCACAACCTTGCTATCGCCAAACCACTTTTTGAACTCCGGCGTTTCAGTTTGGTTTACGTTTTGCTTGGCGGCTTTGAATTTGATTCCTTGCGTTCCTTTTCCAGCCGATCCCGTGTTATCTTCTCCAATCTCTTGACCACGAACGGCCTCGTTTCCGAAAAGCGTAGCTTGTGTTTCTTTTCCATCTGTATCCTCCAATACATTTAAAGCAGACTGTAATGCTTCTGCCTTGGTTGGCGGTTTAATACTTCCCCACAATGATTGTTGATTAGGATTGCCGGCAGAAATAACGTTGTCAACGTATCCGTTCAGAATTGTTGCAATCTTTTTACTGCTTCTATTATATTTATTAAACACTTCTAAAATGTCTTTGGCAAGCGGTTCCAGTTCTTCCCCGAACATGCTTTGCTGACCAAGATATTCAGATACCGGCATACCTTCTTCTTTCAATTGAGAAAGTTTACGAGCCGCGTCTGCAATTTCTCCTGAGATATCGAGCGGATACAATTCACCTGATTCAATAGCTGTTTTCATTTTTGCAAATATAGGAGCAGTTATCAGCATTGCATTTGTTATGTTTTTAATGTTGTCATCTGTGCTTTCCGCTAGTTTTTCAATTGACTCAATGTTCCCATATGCCTTGGAAAAAACAGCATTTCTTATTCTGGTTGCTCCTTCCTGAGATATTGAACCGTCAGCAGTTATGTAGCGTCCGCGTTCAGAAGGGCCAATAACTTCCTTAACAAAATCACCGATAAATCCACGATTTGATGCCGCCAGTACGTCGCCGTTATCTGATGGGAAAAACCTGGACATAAGCCCGGAAGTAAGTTTTTTACCGTCAGACATGGCTTGCTCAGTTGCACTCATAGCAGCCACAGATTGCTCGTTTGCTTCCTTAACAAAATTAGCCCGGTTAACCTCGCTTTGGCGTACTCTAACTAAAACAGGATTTTTTATATTGTTTAATTGTTCAGCGTTAATTCCAAACTTTTCGGCATTGTTGGTTATCCATTGTTTATACGCCGCCATGTTCTTGTGGTTATTTTCGTAACCGCGTTTTAAGGCAATGATTCTGCCGTTGCCGCTTTCAACAACCATATCCGGTCCAACAATTGGAGCGCCTTCGGATGCCTTGGGGCTTTCACCTAAAAATTCAGGCTCTAAATTATTCAAAATTCTTGTGACTTGATCTTCCGACGCAATCCTGCCCCTGTCTCTTGGCTGCAATTCTTGCGGGTATTCTTTGTTTTGTTTTAATCCAGTAGAATGAGAAGCAATAACATCATTTGCGTCCACTACTGCATATTGAGAATTAACAGAAGTTCCACGTTCAGTTTTTGCTTTGGTTACTTTTCCAGGGACAATTTTATTGCTTTCCGTTGCGTTTTTAACAGGAGCAGTTTGTTCAGATACCGCCTGCTGATTGCCAGCCTCTAATTCGTTCTGTAAAGCCTGCATTTCTTGCGGATTGATGTTTTGTACCTCAGACTGTTGAATATCCTTGTTCTGAACGTTTTGCTCGATATTCTGCGTATTTTGCGGTGCAACTTCTTCTTTAGGTGCAGTTCTGGTTTCAACGTCGCCGGCCGGGACAATAATACGGCTTCCGTTCTGGTCGGTAACTACAAAAACGTTTTCATTTGGCTGACCTAATACATTATATTTTTCTCCGGTTGATTTGCTGTATACTTCGGTTGGCTGTGTAATTTTTGTTTGTTGTGGCGTTACCTTATTATTTTGTGGTGTTTCTTCTTGCCGGGAAATCTCTGGAATAGGTTGGTTATAATTTGGTTCAGGAATATCTTGCCCCATGTAATTTATTTGCATAGGTATGTTAGAATATTTGCTAATTATTTTTTCTGCTTCTGGCTTAACTATTTCAGATATAATTTTTGCCATACCAGGATTTTGCGCCGCTTCATCTAAAACAGTATTAAGCGCGGTTGCTTTATCAATCCCGGAAGCGGTAAGTTCGTTCATACGGTTCTGCACCTGTGGCATAATTTGGTCAGGCAATGCTTTTATGGTTTCTGTTTTTACGTTTGCAATGTATTCGTTTATGGCTCCGGCTCCGCCCATGCCTGCGCCAAATATTCCGCCAATTGCCATAGATTCTTTCATGTCGGCAGTAGGGTTGAGTATTTGCTGTACAATGCTTCTTTTGTCTGCGCCGCTTGCTTGCTGCTGAACGGCTTGCTGGTATCCTTCTTCTAATGATTCCGTCCCAGTTTCCGCCACTAATTTTGCTACAGCAGATTTTGCCGGTCCTAATTTGCTGACAGGCGAAGGCGCAAAAGCAAGTGCTAACTGAGCAGCGTCTAATCCTGCAAGTTTTAAGTTTTTGTTAAAAACAATATCAGCAGCTTTGTTTGCTTGATCCTTATCGCCGGTTTCACTCAATACTTGCTGATATGTGTTGGCTGCTTCAAGCGAGCTTTCAACCGGTCTTGACATGGCAGCGCCACCCAAAGACGAAATAATTGTTTTTGCAAATGGGCCTGCTCCAAGTTTTCCGGCTATTGCGCCGGTTCCCTTGTATCCAGCAAACATAAGCGGTATAAGCGCCAATGTAGACGGCAAACTGCTGGCGGCATTATTGGCGTACCAATCCGGGTCCAATAAAGATGACCATGTAAAAGGTTGCCGGTTTACTTCGTATCCTTCAGATATTTTTTGCCCAGTATCTCTTATGTCTTTGCCAAGTTTACTGTCTCTCAGTGGTTTTGTATAACCTATATTTTCAAGCATTTTTCCCGTTCCTTCCCGGAGACTTGCGCCGGTTTGAGAAGGAAGGGTTTTGTTTCCGCTTATAGGGTTTACGTAATCCTTGTCAGATGCGCCCTTGGCAGTTTCATAACCAGTAACAGCCGCACCTATTCCAGCTGCTTTTTTAACTGGCGTTGGAGCTTTTTTAACAATCGATTTAAGCGCATCAGCAACAGGCTTTGCAATTTTGCCCGTAGCGTTAACCGCTCCGATTCCTGCCCTGCTGGTTAATGCTGCTGTTTCAGGAGTTGCCATTGATATAGCTTGAAGCATTTCTCCGAGACTAAATCCTTCGTTAGCTGGGTTTCCAATTAGTGTGCGATATATTTTGGATGTTTCAATATCACCCGCTATGCCCTGCGGCTTATAGCCAAGATTTACTTCTTGATTCCAGCCGCGTTTAGCGTTTATGTCAAGGGCTTCTTGTACAATTGGATTAATTGGATCGAACGATTTATTTAAATCGGACTGATGTTGCTGGTTAGAAATAAGTGGCTGTGCAGATTTAATTTTATTGGTTTTAGCTGTTTTAGCAGTTGTTGTTCCTAGTCCAGCCAACATATTTTTTTGTTTAGTAGATTCAAGGGACGAAGGTTTTCTGCCATAATTTTGCATTAACTCGTCAAGTGATCCGCCGTTGTCTGCGTTATTTGAAGTTCTTCCGTAACTTTGCATCAATTCGTCTAAAGTAGGCATTTACTTGCCCCCTTTTAAATATTATTTAACTGCCTGATAAGCTGGTGCTTAACGATTGTGCTGCTTTTAATACTGCTGCTTTATCGGCATCGTTCATTAAATCCCATGCTCCTTTGGCTTTCATGTAATCCACATATGAAGCAAAATTATACTGTGTAAGTCCTTTGCTTTTGGCGTTTAAAAAATTATTTTGCATCACAAGCAAAGCATGATCTTTGTACGATGAACTTTCATTTTTTGCGCTTTTAGCTGCAGTGGTGTCCATTGCACTTGATAATTTCATAGCATTAGCCAATTCCTGCGCCTTATTGCTTCTGATGTTTTCAGCAAGGCTTGCATTACCCAAAGAAGTATCTGCCGCTAACTTGCTGTAATTGTATTTGCTTCCCAAATCAGCCTGTCTTCTCTCTTCGGCTAACCTCTGCGCGTCAAGCTCTTCCTGCGCCCTGGCAGAACGCATTGATTCATCTAGTTTTTGAGAATCTAGCGTTTTTGTACCTGGAGCATAACGGTAAAGAGATAAATCGTTAGCTGTAGCAAATTGCTTGGCACGGTTTAATGCATGTTGCTGGTCGGGAATAAAATCTACCGGTATATTCATGTTTGCCCTCCTAACTGGCGTTTAGTATGCCGTTTATAATACTGGACGGGAGTTGCCATCTGCCATTGCTTATATATCCTCCCATAGCCGTTAATGTTGATGGCGAGTACGTGCGATTACCTATCGTGACATTTCCGGAATTACTGTCATAAGCTACGTTAATTCCGTTTTGACTAGCTACATCTCGCAGGCTATATACCCCGTTATTTCCGGTGTAATTTGTGCCCGAAGAACTTCTACTGCTTCCGCCAGAATTGCTTTTGCTTCCAGTAGTTTTTCCCATAGCAATTGTAGTATCAAGGTCAAGCTGGCCCTTTTGGTATTGAGTAAGCGCGTTATATGGCAATTCCGCAACATACAATTGACTGGCAACCTGTGCTGCCTCATTAGCTTTTCTTTGCGCTAAATCAGCAGCGTTTAATTCTCCTGAACCTATGCCAAGAGCAACGTTAAGAGCGTTTTGGTTCCAGGACTGTTGCGCCGCATCTTGCGCCGCTTCGTAATCCTGATATAAACTGCTAGCCGTTTTGCCTCGATTCGTTTCAATGTCAGACAGCAAAGTATTCATGTCGTTTACTCGCCCTTGATAATCTGTGTTAGCAGCATTAGCATTTGCAGATTGCGTTGCTGCTATGTTTAGTCTTTGTGCCTGCGTAGCAATATCAGCTTCGTTGTTAAGATAATCCTGCAGCCCGGATGAACCTATTGCCCCTGAATTTATTGCTCTTGCAGCAGCGGTTTTCTTGGCTTGCTGATTTCCGTAGTTTAATGCTGCATTTGTGCCTACATTTGAAGCTTTCATTTTTTGAAGGTTATTATAGTAATCCCTTTCGTTTTGCGTCGCCAATCGCTGAGCTTGCTGTTTTTGCGGATCTGCTGCAAGGTCAGCTGCAGCTTTTGCCCTTGCAAGTAAACTTGCTGTACTTTCCCGTTGATATCCCGGCACTTGGCTTAAATCGCTCCGAAAACTATAGGTGTATGTCACTTTATATACCTCCCATCAAAATTAAGAAAGTGTTACGGTTTTCCATTCAAAAGTCGTACCGCCATCTGTTGACCTGCACCAGTGTAATGTATCTGGAGATCCTCTAAGCGTGTAAAATTGACCTCGATAAGCGGCGCTGGCCGTTGGCAAAGAATCACCAATATTTTTGTCCAGCTTTGAATCATCTTGCGGAACAATCGTACCCAATGTATGACGTTCCGTTACATCGTGTCTTGTAGTATTTAAATATTGTTCATGTTGATCTTTATCAAGATCGTTTAAGTTTCCGTGTTTTGCGGTTGCGAAAAATACAGGCTTACCGTTTACATACCAGTAAGCCTTGTTTTTGCTGTTGTTAAAATATAGATATTTGTCTGTAGATGTTGTTTCGGTTGTCTGTTTAAAGCTAACAGTAACAATTTTATCAGCATCCATTGTTATATATATTGTGTCTTCTGTTTCTGCCGAAGCATCGCCGCCCCATGCGTTTAATTCATAACCGTCATTAGCGACTGCTTTTATTGTAGCAACTTCATCTTTTTTGTAAATTATTGATCCGGCTGGAGCCGGGACTGTTGTGCCTCCCCCACTTGCCACCAACGTGAGCGTTACTTGCGCAAAGAAAACAGCTTCAACCGTTTTGTCACTGTCCATTGTTATCTGCGTTGTCATGGAATCTGTATCTTCTACCGCGTCGCCGTCCCATCTAACAAATTTATAGCCAGTTTCAGGAGCAGCTACCAGCAAAACAACTTTTCCCTCAATATAGGCATGTTCTCCCGCTGTTGGTATTATGATTCCGCCAGCTCCTGGAGTTAATGACATAGTAAGTGTGTACTCATGCGTTACCAGCGATGGAGATAAAATTGACTCTGTTCCGTCTAAATAAACAGCCATATTATACCCCCTCAGCTAACGCTTGAACTGTTGCCGTATATGTGCCAGCAGGCAAGTAGTTTTCTATTTCGTCAGTAAAATCATATCGTTGAACTCCTGACGCTACAATTTGCGTGTCAAGAACTTCTGCACTGGCATTGTATAGCCTTACTTTATACGCAGTGGCATTTGCAACATCTTTCCAAGTTATAACTTTGTTTACCCAAGCCGGTTGGGTTACTTGGTCAAGTGTAGGCGGAACATAGGAATCTGATGATTCAGACGCATTTGATGTATAATACGGGTCATAATCACCAATGGCTATAACTTTGGCAGTCAACAACAAATTTGTTAACGATGCAAATAAACTATCTATGTCGCTGGACAAATCATAATAATTTGCTGATATCCCAGAAATATTATAAAGATATCCGGTATATTCATCACTTTCTGCATACAAATTAGCCGTATAACTACTCGCATGAGAAATTATATTCCAAACTATTTTAGTGTTTACCCAATTTGGCTTATTGGGAGTATCAAGAATTGGGGGTATACAAACATCAGAAGCTATAGATTCATCAGATGGATAATAAGGATCGTAATCACCCTCAGCGATTATTGTTGCTGTTACATATACGTTGGTTAATCCGCTGGTATATATGTTTGCTACTTCTTCTGATGCATCATATGAACTTGATCCAGCAGGAATACTGTATATTGTGGTTTCCAATCCGGTATATTGGTCGCTTTGAACGTATAATTTTATTGTATATCCGCTGGCATTTGTTACTTGTTCCCAATGCAATGTCGTACTATTCCATGTTGGCTTGGCTGGTGTTGGCAGAATATTAGTTAGAACCGTAACGTGGCATACATCTGACAAAATTACGTCATCTCCGGTGTCAGGGTCTATTGTTGTTACTTGAAATGTAATGTCCGCTTCTCCTACGCCAGCTGCATAAACAAGCCCGGTTGCAACGTCTGAATTACTAGATATAATTTCAGTTGTTCCAAAATATCCCGTTGGCTCAATAGTTACATCTAAATTTTGCGACTGGTATTTGACTAAAGTTATATTGTGCTCACTAAGCTCTACTAAGGTCGCCGGTATTGGACTCCATTCAAAATAAACGTCGTCGATGTAATAAACTATATCGCCGGTATTGTCTGATTGATCGGCAACAACCGGAACTTGAAGCAAAATATTTTCAACCGTATTGGCGTTATATGATTGTTTTAAAGAACCGTTATAAGTTAAATCTATATATTTGTTACTACCGCTTATTCTGCTTTGTAACTCAAATATTGCTGGGATAGTTAGATCAATCGTATATCCTCCGCTAATTATTGTGCCAAAGCTGTTTATTTGTACTTTTCCAGTATAATCTCCGGGAGTGCTGGTTCTTTTTGCTAATAACACTAAATGTATTGATCCAGTTCCGGCAAGCTGAGCAAATGTTATTGAAAAATCAAGGTCCTCGATACGTCCCGGCGAAGGTATAGCAAAATGCATTTCGTATTTAGCATAGAAATCATGATCTGTTTTTATGGCATATGTTTTACCGGGAAACATTGCAAAACTTCCCCCAGGAGCTACGCCGGATAAATCAATTTTATGGAAATGAATTGAACCGCTACCGCTTAATACTTCCGATGCACTGTTAGGGGTCCAGTTATCAATTGACGAACAGTTGTCATGGTGTATAAAGGCCATGTTTCCACCACCTAAACCGGTTCTTCGGTGCCATACGTTATTGCATCAGATATTTGTTCCCCGCTGCTTTCAACAATTGCAGCAACGTTGTTATTGATGTAATTTGATATTTCGTTTAATTTGGCAATAATAGCGTCAAAATTTTGGCCCAAAAGCAGGGGAGTTTTTTCATTAATAGTTCGTATTTCATTTGGAAGTTCCATTTCCTTAATAACAACAGTGCTCACGATATAGCCCCCTTTACTTTTGGTTTACTGTCAATCTTATACGGGATACTTACGGACCTAACATCAAATTTACCAGCCTGAGAATGAGACAACTTAATGTCAAGGGATCTCCATTTTCCGGTTATGTCTGGTTTAAGAGCATATTTTCTGACAACACCGCTGGCATTTACAGCGTCAACCTCAATAGCTGAGGCATAATCTTTAGAAACAAAAACGGCAGCCCAGGTAACAGATTCATCTCCATGCTCAACGTAAATGTCACGAGCTTTTTTAAGTATTGATGCATCGCCCATGTCAATTGTCGGCAATTGAAAATATGCCGCAATATTAGTTCCTGCGTCACTGGTCCCGGTATCTTGTTCTAGCACGTATCCTTCCGTCGTATTGCCAGAATATAATTTTGTTCCGGTTGCAGTTGTAATTTCTGTCCATTCCGTAACATACATCGCGTCCCACGGCCAAAACGCAGGAATTGCAGGATCATATGCCAGTACAAAATTGTTTGTATCGCTTCCTTGCGTTGGTAAAGAAAACAACACTAAACCGTGCCATACTTTGACTGCAGCCTGACTTAATGCCGGTACGTTAACGCCTTCCCATAGCGTAGGAATCATATTTCTTGAAATATTAGTTGCTGATATTCCGTTAAATGAATACAGTCCTTGTTCAGATATAAAATAAATAAGGTCCCCTGATTCATCCATAGCGGCAGCGTTTGGGCCGGAGCATCCTATCCCTGCAACAACCTCTATAACATTAATGTCGTCTATTGTAGTTCCCCTGAGGCGATGTATTGATCTGCTTCTAAAAATATAAAGTTCGTTTTGCATCGATACCATACACCCGTCACTTTCGCCTTTGCCAAGATTAATCGGCCAATTATTAATCGGTGGCCATGATTCGTATTCAGAACCGGTTTCAATAATATCTGAAAAATAAATACGTTCATCGTTGCCAAATGCAAATATGTGCCCTTTGTGCGTTACAGGATATCTGTATTGCGCAGACAAGGTACTTATAGCATACTGGCAATCAACATATATTTTATCTACCCATTGATACGTGGTAGTAACCGGCATCAATTCAAGCGGCGTTGCGTTGGCTGTATACGCAATTGCAAGCGGTTCTACCGACGTTTGAACGGACGAAAATGTTACTGTGCCATTTTCATAGTCAATACTTGCTGGCGACAAAGTATTATTGTCTTTGTCCTTTACAACGGGCGTTATGCTTGATTTAAATGGATAATGCGCATTATATACAAGATGGTCTTCAGTAGTCATTTCTTCATCGGTAACCGCAAAATTAATCCCGGTTGTTGGGCAGTTTATTTTTGCTTCTGCATACGTAGCATAGTATCCGTCGCTTTCTGTGTCGTCAGTAAATGTTCTAACGGTATTTCCGTAACGGTCATACATTGTTACAGTGCAACCAGTTAAAAATGGGTGTACAGAAATGAAGTAACCGTTTAACGGAAAACCGACCGTTTTTGCATCTTCGCTTTCTATGTCATCTACAGTTTGCACCCTGCTTGTGTCAAATGTAATGGTCCCAGCGCTGGCATTAACCGTGTAATCTTCTGCGTTTATAAGCGTTTCTGTTCCTTCCGATGTGCCTTGCATATCTGCGACAAGAGACCAAACTGAAATATGCGTGCTTCCCGATCGGAGAGGATAGGTTATTGCTGTTCCGTTAACAAGTACCGTATATACTGTGTTGTCGCTGGTTGATGTTTCACCCCTGGTTATGGTTCGATAATCGTACATATCCGCAACCGTTGTACCATTCCATTTGAACGGCGTATTGACTCCATTAAAACCGACAATTTGATTCTCCCCGTCAATTGATACGGTAACAAATTTAACCAGCGCGGACGCATCCAATCCGGTTTTAATTTGCGTCATTGTTCCAGACGGAGGGTTACAATAATAAACAGCTCCATTGCAAGCTACCAGCAGATATTTTGTCCCAGACAAATAATAAGGCGCTAGACCTTGTATGCTAGCGCTTGCTATTTCTGTGCTATTCAGTTTTGCTTGACCGTTTCTGCTGGATATTCTGCCAATTGTTCTTGATATAACGTTGCGGCAATCTCTTAAGGCTCCATCTGGAAGTTCATTGGCATCAACTTTATCTATATAGCCGCGAGAGAAATCGCTTATTCTTTTTGGCAGCCATTGCGAAGTCATATTTACCCACCGCCTTGTTGCGCTTGCGCTTGTTTAATTGCTAAATATTCTTGATATCTCCAGGGTTCCATTTGTTTTACACGGTCCAGTTCAAAGTCTGCTTTGGCCTTGTTGTATTCGGCCATGAATATTGACATATCCTCGTTCTCTTCTTCGCGCTGCTGAGACTTACCGCAAAGATAAGAAACGTACAAGCCATGATATTCGCTTGGTATTTCGGGCGTAGTTGGTGTATAAACCTCGGTTCCCGCGTCATAAGTAACATGAGTAAGTTTTTTATAGTAATCGACCCTAACGCTTCCGGTTGCTTCGGTTCCAAGGCCCTGCAAATATAGCTTGGTAGCATCGAGCTTCCAGCCTTTGCTGTAATTATCACGCTGATCAATGCGGCGCATGAAAACTTCTGTACCAGATGCGGGCGTATAGTAAACGTTAACTATTTCATGGGCAGTTGCTAAGTCGGCATTATTGGCAATCGTTATACTGGTTTTAGTTGAAGTTACTGTTACAGAAATACCGCTTACTGGTGTTAAAATTTTAGCTACTGGCGTAAGATCATCCTGGCACCAGTTAAATAGCGCAAGCCATTGATCAACAGTGTATGATCCTTCGCATTGATCATCTGCCAATGAAATTATTTCTGATACCAGCATTTATGACCACCTCATTCTCGGCTTAAATGTTGTTGAACTGTTAACGTCCATTTCTCCATAAATTCCTCTTAAATTCATGACATAACGTTTTTCATACTCTGCCGCCAAGTCTTTGTTAGTAGGGTTAAAATGTTTGTACACCAAAAACTCAGCCAGCGGATATTTAAAATCATCGTGCAGCGGTACGTTTTGCCCTGTACCGGTAATTGCGGTTAAGGCTGTTGGGTACGGAACGTAAGTCATAACGTAATCGTCATCTGTCGGGAAGCTTATTTTCCCGTTTCCAATTGAATAATCGTAGTAAGGTATTTTGCTAAGATTTTGAACGCTTATCAGACGATAAAATCCGGTTGGCAAATCGTATCTTGCCTGCACAAACATTGGAATTGTCAGGTTAGAATCTGTTACGGTATCGGTATAAGTTGTTGTTGTGTCGTCGGCAATTGTGGCAACGTAATAATATATTGAGTCGTCATCTGCCTTGGTACGGTACAATTTACGATCATATCCAGTCAACGTTGGAATATCTGACCAATCAAATTGAGCGTCGCTGCTAGCCGTTATTACTGTAGAGCCACCGCATGGATTTCCTTCTGCTTCGTTTTCATCAACAAATGTAACCATGACGTAGTAATCGCCAGTTATAGACCCAGAACCGCTTGCTGCAACGGTTGGCTCTTCATCAGGAGATTTTGTCCTTGGGTAATATTTAGTTGCTTCCGGCCATGATTTGCTGTCTACTGAATGACGGATAAACTCATTTCCCCATACAAGAGAATTTACCTCGTCAATAAATAGATTTGTAAACCAGCTTTCAGCTAATTGCTTCGCTTCTAGTATTGTGAAGGACAATTTATCACCTTCTTTCCATAAAAATAACCGGCCATTTCTGACCGGCTGTTGTTCTACTATCGCACTTCCGATAGTTGAATATTTAAGTTGCCTTTTTCTCTTTTTTAAAATCATATCCATAAAATAATTTGTGTAAAATATTAACCCTACCCATAAACAAAATCATTATCCAAATAATTATTAAATTTATGAAAAAACTAATATACCAAGCATACTCTCCGGTGTATGCGGTTAAGGTAATAACTGCATAATTAAAACCTATTACTGGCATTGTGTTTTTTCCCCAGAAACTTAAAATGTTTAATTTGGAAAAAATTCCAGCCGTGTATATTACCACCACGATGCTACTAATTGCCCCCGTATAAAACAGGAAGATATTGCCATACATATTGCTATCCATATCCACTGTCCCGTTTAGATGTGATGTTATAATTCCAATAACTAACATTAACGGGATGATCTTAACAGCATTTTTTTTAACAATATCGAGTGCGTTATAAGTACGTGCAAAATACCCTAAACTATATAAGAATACCGCTATTAATGCCGTGTCAAAATTCCAAGGCAACTTAAAAGAAATTGACACGTAAATTAGAAATCCAACCACAGTGCATAGGACACAACAAATAAATATTTTAAGATTAGTGCTATTTTTGCATATTATAAAGAAAATAATCTGAGTTAAGAATAAACACGTTAAGAACCATAATGGAGAACAATTAGGCATCCATTCCGCGCTTCCCCTAGAATACACAATACCAATCAGTGGTTTAGCGTAAGAAGATATATCAATAATATGGTTTTTTAAAAATGGCACGATAACAAATAGACAATAACAAGTAAGCGCCATAGCTAAATATGGATTAATTAACCTCGTCCACCTATTCTTAATATAATCATTTAGGGCAACTAATTTATATTTGTTTGCATTATAGAGATAACCCGAAATAAAAAAGAACAGAGGCATATGGAAAGAGTAGATATATTTTCTAATTGGTAATGGCAACCCGATCACATGCCCCAAAACAACAAGTAAAATACCCATCCCTTTGGCAACATCTACCCACTTTTCTTCTAAATTATCCATATAACCTCCTTATGTCTCATAAATTATTTATTCTCGCACAAAGAGGTTTATTCCTTCTTTATTTTTTAACATTAATTACTCCGACTACTGCTTAAACTACCATCGGTAGTATATCATTTGGTTGTGGAGTATATAGTTGTATGTCTGCATCCGTCAAAATCTGCTCCATAACGTCTGGTTCGGCTTTTATGGCTACTATAAAAAAACCTTGCTTACTTGACGTTTTTGCTGCCCATGCGCATTGGTAGTCATCAATCTTAGGGCGATATGGATTTTCCGAAATCCCGTCACCTATAATTGGTACTAAATAATACATCATATCACCACCAAACTAAAATTGTCCCACCGAGTATCCGTTGCCGTAGTGAATGCGCCTAAACCGTGTTTGGTTTCATTTTGATTAAATGAATCTGTATAAGTTATATCTAGTATGTCGTTGATATAAACCTTTATAACAGATCCATTACAAACAACTTTCACCACATCGCCATTATTTATCGCAATAGAGCCAGTTGCCGCAACGCTAGATACTCCATTATCAAGTTTAATCAACCTGTATTTATTAATGCTTTTATTAGCGTTAATCTTCCATAAGTTTTGATGGTCTTTAGCTCTAAACACACATAAAGCAACAACAGGATTGGCGGCAAACGTAACTTGTAAAGTAAAATCTGAAATACCGGATTCAACGAGTGCTTCAGTATCTCCATTACTTGAAACAGTATATGCTAAATTACTATTAATACCCATAATTACCTCGCCTAATGTTTCCCACGGTTGTCCTGTATCAGTATGTCCTAGAGTTGTATTACTGTTTGCCCTGTTGAATGAATCGACTATTGAATTAAATTTCTGTTTTTTCCGCAACACTTGATTTATTATCGGGGTCATATAAACACCCCCTATATAGCCGCTATGCCTAGACCGAATGAAAGAACTTTGCCAGACACTGTAGTTTCTCCACCATTACAGACAGCCTTACCATATATATTAGTATCAGCCTCCGCTAAGTTAAAACTGAGGTTATGTCCGACATTAGTAACAGCGCAGTTGCTACCCAAGTCTTGTAATGTACTTATGGTAATTTTACCGATATATGCGGCAAGGTCTGCATCCACAAGGTCGAAAGCGGCGTTTGTTGCCTGAACGGTCGGCAAGGCATTAAATAAATATAAAGTGTAGCCTGCACCACCGCTAAATACTGCGTTTTGCGCCAATTTAACAATAGAATCTAAGATGATCCCGCTTGATCCTGCCGGTAGTCCTGTGGCAAAGGTAAGGATTGCCCCTGCGTCGGTTGATACAACATCACCTGCAGAATGCGCCGCACCTGTCCCAATTGTTATTGTTGCGGTTGAAAGATGTCGCGTATTACTTCCAGACACTTGCGTAATAACTTCACCCTTTGAATTCAATCTAATGCTTCCTGCATCTCCGTCTGATAATGTTGGGTCGGTAGCGCGGTAAACGCCACCAGCTTGCACCGGGTTTCCATTGGCTGCAGCATCATGAGCAGCGGAACCGGTAGATACCATCCATCCTTTTATAATTCCTGAGAACCAATCATCTAATTTACTCATATGATTCTAACCTCCACAATTCTCAAATAATCAGCATATGTTCCGGTTATACCGAATAGGTCAGAGAAAAATTCCTCAACCGTTGATTGTGCAGTATATTCTTTATCAAGCGGCAATTCATAATCAGGGTCAAGAACTTCCTCGCCGGTAAAAACAATATGGCTAGGGCCAATTGTGCGTAAATTTCCAATCATGCGAGTATTGGCAATTGTTCTTGTATTCATTTCACCCCTCCTTGTTTAAAAAACAAGCAGGGGCAATAAATACCCCTGCTGCTTAGTTATGACTTTACACGTATTCGATTACGATGATGCCAGCACCGGCCGATGATGAATCAGCAACATAGGTTCCAATAAACTGAGTACTTCCTGATGTTACATATACCGGGTCTTTAGCATAGGAATCAGACAACTTCAAATTATTGTCAGTCGTTGCCATAAGCAAATCCGTAGTTCCGGTAATACCAATTTCCAGCGTAGGGGTAGTTCCATTAAAAAGAGTATCTACAATTACCCGCACACTCAGGATCCTTTTGGCTGTTGCAACCGCAGATCCGATGTTAAAAGTTCCCGATGTTTCAAAGGTAATTGCCTGACTTACGTACATCACTTGGCCGCCTATGGCAGCATCGAATTGAGCCTTTGTAATTAGATCATTATCTCCTGATGCTGTAGCGCCTCTGACAATGGCATACGCATCATCAGCGCTATTTCTGGCCTCAATAACTCCACTGCTGTTTTTAACCTTTGCTCCACCTTTGGAAAGCTCAACGGTTCCATTAAGGCCTGTCAAACCATATCTTTTTGACACAAATATCACTTCCTTTTGTTTTTATTTATGTTAAAACCTTAAATATCGCGCGCTATTCAAGATTAAAACACCCAGGTTAGAAATTACTCAATAGTGTTAATCTTGTATTTGAATGTGACAGTTTTTGAACCGTCACCCGTAGCGGCAATATCTAAACATAAATTTGAATCTGCAATTGAAGTGCTAAAATCTATGTCGTCAATGATTACGTCTAACTCCCCTATCCTTTCAACATCAATTTCGGCGGTTGTTCCATCGCTTACCAGAACGATCACGCCGCCTTCGTACGTGGTCGTATCACTCAAATAGTAAATTATTGTTGCATTGCAAACAGTGTCTGCTCCAATAACTAAAGATTTATTGGCATTATTGAGAAACGTTTCTGTTTCTGTTACATCCATGACGATATATTGTTTTGTCATATCTTTTTTGTCTATTGCTAACCATGGTAATACGCCGTTTCCCAGCATGTTTATTTCCTGGTCGGCCTTAACGTAAGCAGTTATTGCATACGACGTAAGAAAACTAAAATGCGGGTCCATGTCAAAATATGATTCACCGGAAGACATGTCGTAACCATCCACAGTATTGTCTTCCCAGGCATTTTTTGACGGATAATAAGCAACATCATTGCCGTTTACTTCAAGTTTCATCTTAAAGTTGGTAACTTCATCCACGAATTTTCCGTATATTCGAGATACTTCATAATCAGCAACAGCGGGAATGCTTAACGTTGTAACGTTTGACATGGTTTCTGAATAATCGCTTTGGAATATAGCCCTGGTGTCTATCGCATCTCGTTTGTAGTAAAAAGGTATTAAACTTCCATTATCAGCGTTTTCACCCATTGGCAAAATATAATTTTTGTTTAGCGTTTCTGTGTGTATTTCAACAAAACCGCCATTTTCGTGAATTGATATATTTGCTCCTAAATGAAGCGTATTAGGTGGTATTTCCAAGTCTTTTTTAGCAATTAAAATACCGTTTTCTAAATAGAAACCAGAATCAACAAAGTTTCCGTTTTCGTCCCTATAGGGAATAGCATTAATTGATAGATTGCTGATATCAATTGGCTTACCGTATCCTGCTGGCATATCCAACACCTCGCAAAAGTAAGTCCTCACCTGCAAGGCTGTACCTGTATAATCGTCGTCAGGCCCCAGGTACGGCTTTTCGGGTTTAGGTGTACAGCCTAACCCTAGACGACGATGAATTGATTATGAATACGTTACAAGCAAATTTTTACTTGCTCCGCTTGATATGGCAGATATAGCTTTAATAGATACATTTCCAGCAGAAAGGATCATTTCATAAAATCCTCCGGCTGCGTTCAATATTATTCCTTCGTGCAAAACTGCGTCAGCTCCAGCAATATTCATATATATTGTCGAATCAGAATCGTTCTGAAAAAGTGCATAGGTACGATCTTCATCTGCCGATAATACAGCGGTAGCAGAAGTCCCAACGCTTATAGTGACATGTAATGGATCAAACGCCGGATATCCTGTTTGTGCTACTGGGAATGGATTGCTAGATTTAATAGCTACACCGGATTCGTCTGTTATGTAATTCATTTATTTAACACCTCCTAAATACACACAGGTTATTTGCATAGTAAAGGGGCCCATTAAAGGCCCCGACGAAATTAAGATACTGTTGCGGAAAATGGCGTAGCTTCTGTACCGGAAGCATCAGAAACAATTTTTACAAACCAAGTATCGGAAGCAATATCAATTAGTTCAACGCTTGCTCCGGCAATGCCACCGGTTGATGTATCGGCAGCAAATGTAATTGTATCGGTATCTGAAGCGGTGGCATATCCTAATGTGGTATCTCCACTGTCTGCAAAAAGAATAGCCGTGCCTTTCATAATGTCGTTTCCGGTAACTTTTATCGTTGCTGCACCAGTGAAAGTAGTCCCTACAACAAATTTAAATACCGCTCCGCTTCCGGTGGCTGCAGGCAATGTCACTGCAATTCCAGCGGCTCTGTTAAGCGTAATTACTTTTCCGTCATGATCCGCAACCGTCACGGCTAATGTTGATGCCGTACAATCAACTATTCTTGCACTAACATCGCACGCCCGGTTAATTTCTGCTATTGTTGCTGCAAGCGCAGTCCCATCTAAATTTAGAGTTCCATCTACGTAAAAAGTATTTGCTGAAGCATCCCAAAATACATACTTAGCGGTAGTATCACCAAACGCTTTTAAATCATGGCCGTAAGTGTCTTCTCCAAAATGAGAATAACCACTTCCAAAATGTCTGTTTCTTGCCATTGCTATTCCATCCTTTCGTTATGGCAGGGTTTTACCCTCATAGCCAAATATTCAGATAATCAAGGTGGCTATATTTCAAGCCGCCTCAGCATTTTTAATTAAGCAGTTCCAGTTGATCCGTAGCAGAATGACCAATCATCCCAGCCATACGACCAACGACCAACAACCTTATAAGCACCTACCTCGGAATTAAAGTTCTCTCTGTCCATTTCAAGCATCGGAACGCGGCGATTAAACCAGCGTAAAAACGCCTGCATTCTTGATTTATCGACCAAGAACCAGGCGGTAGTGCTTGTCAAAAAGTCAAATTCGACAACATCAACAGATCCTTTCCAAACATTGATGTTATTGTCGCTTACATCCGGTTCGCCAGTTGAATCGGCAATAACTAATGCGGCTTTACGTAATGCCGGAGGAACAATCAACATATTGGGCTCAATTGCCAACAAATTTCCTTTATCGTCTTCCCAGCCCTTCATAGCAGTCCTGGCCGCTTCCAAGGAAGTTGCCGATAATGCTGCTGTTCCGGCGTTACTTTGAGTCGTTGAATCATCAGGACTGTTTGGATGAGATGCAGAACAAAGAGCAACCAAGTCGGGGCCTTTGTAAGTTGAATTAAACGCATTGTTAAACACAGATGCGCCCTGTGTCTGTTTGGTGTAATAAACCGTCTGGGAAAGCAAGTTTGTTTTCTTCTTTATTTCCCCATACTGGTCGTCTTCAACTAATTCACGTTCGATATACAGGCCTTTGGAATACTTACGGTGCATGTATGTGGCCTTGTAACCTTTGTTTACGTCCTCATAGCTTACTTGGTTGCCGGACGCGCCCCATTCGTCCATCATGCCCAATGAACCAGTTCCAAGGTTATACTCAGCCTGCTTGGTTGACTTTTCAACAGTAAACAATTCATTGACATAATCTTTTTTCTTTTTCAAATGCTTATTGTAGATTGTGCGCAGAGTAGGAAGCATAAGCTCATCCCAATTTTCAGAAATCATCATCTTTCAAGTCACCTCCATAAAATAAAAAGACAGGCTTATACCTGTCTCAAAAGTTGTTGTGCAGTTGTTGCTTTGCCTTATCCGAAGATGTGGCAAGTTTTACGGATCATAACATCCATCATTAGTTCGGGTCCGTTGATTGCCAAGCATACCAGCGGGCCAACTTTGACCGCAGAACTAAGTCTCGCGGCGTTGGCATCAATGGTGTTGGCATCTTTTAACTGAATGCCTCCCAGTCCAACATTAATAATGTCGTTTGCCTCTGCAGCCAGTCCAAGCATAATGTACTTGGTGGTTGTATCGCAGGCAGCCGGGAACAGTTCGTCAACATACAGTGTGTCGGACGATCCTACGTAATCCGATACGGTTCTTATTGCTCCGGCATTGGTTCCTGCATAGATATACAGATACGCTCCATTCCAAACGTCATTGGAACTGGTGGACAATGCGGTATCAACAAGCGTTCCGGTTGTGCCGCCGGTTGCCGTTGAATCAAGCTGATCCGAAAACGTGCAGCGGTAAACATTATCCGGGTGATCGTATACTTTCCCGTAAGTAATGGTACCGGAAGGATTCTGAGCGGCAGTAATTGATTCAGCCATCACACCAACAATGTTGGCTACAGTCGCAGAAGTAGCTTTGGTCAATTTCCCGGCGGAAATAGTTACCATATCTCCCCGAACAAAAGCCTCTGCCGGAGTCAATTCATACGCTACCGCATTAGGAATAGCGTTCAAGGTTTTGCTATAAATAGGTTCAAACCCTACAGTGGTTCTGCTTGCAGTATGTGCCATTGTTTAATTCACCTCCAAATTAATAAACCGGAAGTTAAAAACTTACCGGCCTTTACGCTGTTTATTTTTTTCAAGTGCTAATTTTTCTTTGGCAACCTCTTTTTCGTCCAGGCCCATAGCGGCGATAAAATCTCGTTCCGCCTTGGTCATGGTGACGGTTGCTGTGTTTCCTCCGCTAGCAGTTGACGGCGGTGTTTTCTTTTTCTTAACTTCGTTGTCGCGCAGGACTTTTTGCTGAGCTCCGCTTTGCATTTTTTCCAGAAGATCCCCAGACAATATTTTTTGACCTATAATCTGGTTCATAGCTGTGGCATAGTCAAGAATTTTGCCGTTTTGAGAAAAGTCGTCGATTTCCTTCTCAAATTGCTTAAGGAATTTTGCAAGTTTAGGCTTTTGCATATACGCAACCTTGTCTTGCAGGTATTGCATTTGCTGCATAACCTCTGACTCTTCGTTTTTTTGGCTTTTTTCCTGCTCGCGCTCCAGTTGAATGTCAGCCAGTTTTATGTCTTTTTCAACAATTTTACGGGCATCTTCCTCGCTGCAGCTTAACTCTTCGGCTTTAGCTGTTACCATGTTATCGATTATGGTTTGCGTAACTTGATCAATTGGCATTCCGGTTAGCTTTTCAAGCCGTTGCACTTTGGCAAAATTTGCTTTTCGATCCCTATTCAAGCGTTCCGGAATGATGCGGTTAACTTCAGCGATAACGCGCTGGTTGACAAGCTCGCCTATTTCGCTTTCGGAATACAGCTTTTTATCGTCTGTTTCCTTGTCTTCCTCATCTTCTTCCGGTTCTTCTTCCTCTATTTCCTCTGTTTCCTCTTCCTCTTCTGCATTTTCTTTTTTGCCTTCTTTGGTTTTTTTGCTGGGATCTTTCTTTTTGCCATTCTTAAGGCCTTTTAATACTTCTTCAAAGTCCAGATCGTCGTCGTTTATTTCTTCTTCTTCCCCGATTTCAATGTCCTGATCGTTGGGGTCGTCATCTTCCAGGCCTTCAATTTTGATTTCAATATCTTCATTAGCTGTTTTACCCATTTCAAATCCTCCCATTTTAAGCCCGTCGGCTATAAATTTCCGCAACAGTTTATTAACCTGCCGTAATGCGTTTTTGGGCAGAAAATAAAAAGTCCAGCCTTGCTTTTATGAGGACATCCGTTGTGCTGGTCCTATGGGAACTATTTTTTTGTTATTGCTGTGCTTCCTGTGCCGCCGCAATGTCAATCAATTGCTGGCGTATTGCATCAGGATTATTTTGATCGGGTATAATATCAACTGGTATATCAGCATTTTGCGGTTGCTCTTGCATTTGTCCTGCCGCAGCAGGCGTTTGCTGTCCTGGCTGGTACTCTCCCGATTCAATCATTTTTTGCATTAAGTCAGTCATGTACTGAATGCGTTGCTCTTCCGGTATTTGACTAAGTTTTTGCATAATTTCCGGCTTGTTTGTTTTTACCCATTCGACAAACTGCATGATTTCCTGCTCTTGATCTTGATTATTTTGCTGCAGTTTTTCCAGTATTTTTTCAATGGGCGGGAACTTGCCATTTTCAATGACATAGAAGAATGTCTCAATATCAATCGCACCACCTGAAAACAATTCCTTTGCCATTTCCATGTAAAAAACACGGTCAGAAGGCATTTTACTGGTTACTTTGCATCTGGTATCAAACTCAGGAGAGTACAGTTCGTAGTCTCTGCCTTCAATAAGCTGTTCCTCTTCCGGCAATCCCTCCTGATTGGCTGTGAGAGACTCTAATTCGTCCATTGATATACTTGCGTCCTCCTGGAATAAATACGCTTTACGCAGCCTATCAGGCTCAAATAAGCCGTAAACAGGTTCCTTGTCGTCCTTGCCCATGATGCGATAACGGCGTTTTTCGGTATAGTTTTCTGCCACTATGCGGTTAATATAATTTCCGCTGTCTTCGTACCCGGTGTTAATAGCCATTTCTTTTGACCTGAGCCGTACCTGAGCCCTGGAAGCCAACAAATCTAATGCCCGAAACGCTGTAACACTGCTTGGCGTTTTGCCTTGCGTAACATCAAACCTGCCTATAATAGATTCCATTACGCCCTTAATACGTCCAGATTCATTTTCCAGCGATGACGGAACGCCTTTGCCGTATTCGCGCTTAATGCCATCCACTCTGTTAACAGCCAACCATATAGCAGAAAGCATGCCCTTGTTCTCGAACTCGCGTTTTTGCTTTTCGCTGACTGCCCCTTCTTCGTACCATGTCTGACCCAGTGCATAGAATAAGTGTCCCTCTATGATCATTTCAGAGGTCTTGTTGAGCACCATCTGGGGGTTTTTAAGGAAATATGCTTCTCCGTATCCCCAGGGGCTATTCTCACGCTCGTAGCACTTTTTAGCAGTGAAAGGAAACTTTACATCTTCCCCCGGCTCGAAATAGACATAATTGCCGTGTTTCAAGTACATCTGCGTACTGTCCCCAGCCCACATAATATAATGCAGCCCTGGCCCCTCGTCTTCTTCGTCACCTTCCATAATTAGCGGCTTGCCTTTGTACCAGGTTATTACTACCAGAACTTGGTCCTCTACGTTTTCGGCACTGATATCCTCTAATTCGTCGCTGATTATAATTTCTGACGATACCGAATCAGAAGTAATGTTTTCAGTGTCGGGGAACGTTTCCTGCAATTCCTCAATCGTCCAGTACGTAGCATCGTGTAAACGTCTGCCATCATGAATTGACTCATGACACCGGGCATCCGGAAATATCGACCGAGGGTGACGTGATCTCCATCTTACGTCACCTTTCCATCGGTTAGGTCCTCTGCCACCTTTCCAGTCATCGTCCCAGTTGTGCTCCCATATACCCGAACCGTACCAGAAGAAATTTCTAAGCCATTTGATATACTCGTCGTCAATGCGGTTTTTATAGGCTATAGCTTCTTTAATATCGGTCATCTGCCGGGCTGCATCCTCGTCGTTTGGCTCAGTCGGATAATCAATCAATTCTTTTGGTTCTGAAAACTCAGCTACAAGGCCCTCAATTAGTGAAAATGTGACGTTCTCAACCGCGTTAGGGTGATTACGCTTTTCCGCATCGGTACGCAATACGTTGCCGGTTTCGTCAAACAGATCCCAGTGAGCAGATTTATACAGTTTGTACATTTCGTCCATTTCTTCGTTATAATAGCTTTTTGCTGAACGATCTTTGTCAAACCAGTCATAGCACTGAGTAATGGCTTTTTGTTTCATGAGTTCAAATTCAAAGTTTTTCTCAGCAGGATCACGGTTGCCGGGTTGAGTATTTTGGTTTATCATCTGATTAACGTCACCTCCTGCAGCAATACGCCGTTCTCGACTAGCTTGCCGGTTAGTCTTAGGCCCAGTACTTTTCCTTGGGCGTAATATTTGATTTCTTCCGGGCATAGTTCCAGAGGGATAATAAAGCCTTCCGGCTGTTTAATCTCGCTTTTAGCGTTGCATACCGGTGTTTCTCCGTTTAATCCTGGACATTCGGGCTTGTGTTTTGTTACGGCGCTGACGTTGGGAAATTCTTGTCCGCATCCTTTGCACTTCATGGGCTATCTCCTTCCTACCGGCTAAAAAACGGTCGATTATCTTCTCGCTGCTGCTTCAGGTCTTTATCCTCTTCGTCTGGATTATCGTCAACAAGCCCTGATTCATCGTAACTTGCGGGAGGTTTAAAGGGCTCCTTGATCTTGAAATTCTCATGCGGCAAATTGCACAGCATACGAATAGTCCTAATGGCTGAATGGGCCGAACATAGCGTCATAATTGCCTCTGTGCTGGCCGGTTTCTTGGGGTTGTTGTCAAGTGACCTGATAACTTTTAATAAGTCGTCTTCGCACTCTTGCAGGACTTCGGTTATTGAATCTTGGCTAATGTTGATTTCCAATAGAATCTCTCCTTTCGGTTTTCAGAAAATAGAAAAAGGCGGGTACATAGAGAGAAACAGATTTAATCTGCTTGCCTCTACATACCCGCCGGTTGTCCTGGTCAGGAAATGATTTTTATTCGGTTGGCTTTATGTCTAACCTTATGTCTGGTGCCGGTGTTACCAGCGTGACCTTGCCTTCCTTGATGACTATCGTTAGTTTGCCCCACCTGATTTTGCGGAGTTCTTCGATTATGCGGAGTTCTTCGGATGATAGGTTTTTTTCTATCATAGTACCTCCTTGATTGATTCCCAAAGTGCGTCGATGAGCTCATTATTATCTAGCAATAATTGATTTACCAGTACTTGCCAGAAAGATTCCGTTAATTCGTTTTTACGATCAATCGCAAAGGTTTCTTCATCTTGTAAAAACTCAATGCACTGGCCGATTGATAAAACAATTAAGCATTCTTTTTTGTAACACCAACCGCCGCAAGAAAGACGAATCGTATTTTCTTTTCCTGATTTTCCAAATGGATTATTAATGCAACTGATCATTGTTAATTTATCATTAACGCTCAAAATTGTATCTGTTATGTAGATAACATCTCCGACTGCAGGCTTCCACCATTCCCTGAGCCTTTGCTGCTGCTCCGGGGTTAATTCCATAAGCTGTTCTGGTGTTATATGCTGCTTCATGTACTCTCTCCTTGCCTTAATTCTTCAACTATATCGCTAACTATAGCGTAAATCTGAATCGCGATTTCCATTCCAATACCTGTTATAAAATTTCCCCTTGCATCGTATAATTCAAATTCTCTTAGTCCACTTTTATATATAACTTTACCGTAATCATTTAAGCATTCATAAAATTTCTGAGCATAAAATGGATCGTCAGATTTTTTTACTTGTTTAGGAATTAATTCATGAAGTTGTTTAGAAGTAACATGGTGTATCATGATTCAACCTTCTTTGTTACCCATTCTTCAAAGCCTGGTTCACCATTGTTAGCAAGTTCTATTTTGATTGTTCTTGCAACGGTGTTACCAATTCTATTAATTTCATTATGTTTTCTTAATAGTTCGTTGTGCAATTCTTCTGGATCAAGTCCTTCCGGTATCGGTTTGCAAATTTCCCATGCACTAACAAACTCTTTGCCGTTCATGAAAAGTTTAACGGTTATTTCTTGCATTTTCTTCTCTCCTTTTAGGGGCCGCCTGTTCGGGCGGAAGTCCAAAATAAACGGCGGCTTGTATGTCAGCCGCCAATGGTGATTACAAATTTATTTTTAATTCACTTCAACTTCTATGCACCTAACTTCAGTCATTGAATAAATTCCGATCCAATGATTGTTAAAAATGATAGCAAAAACTTCGCCGCAATATTTATAGTCAGTGTATTGATTTTTTTCGTAAATTTTTACGTCTCCATTTTTAAAATATATATTTATTTTTTCCATTTTATTTTTCTCCTTATTTATTTTGGTATGAAAAACTTAATTGGTCTGTATTTTATAGAGATAATCAACTTCTTCCAGCGAAATGGGTTCAAATTGTTCAGCCATGCGTTCGATAACCGGAATAATTCTTTCGTCTCCCTCTGTCTGCGCCCTTTCAATACAAACTTCCTTGGAAGTATTGATGACAATGGCCTCAACAGAATATCCGTGTTTTCTCGCCAACTCTATAATCGGTTTACGCCTTGCCACTGTAGTGTTTGTCTCGTCAATAACAATGTCTATTCCCTGCTCCATAAGCATTGTTAAGACTATTTTACGCACGGCCCACATCATGTCTTCACCAGGCCCCCAGAATCTTTGACCGTAAACCAGATACCGCAAATTATCTGCAGAAACAATAACCTTATATCCTTTGTATTTTTCAACGTATGTTGATTTTCCTGAACGGGGCAGTCCAACCATAATAAAAACCGTCGGTTTTTCCGTGCTATCACGCGAGGTTTCTTTTTTACTAAAAAGGTTTGAATCTTTCATTTTCTCAGCAAATCTTTTTCCTGTAAAATCATTTAACTGTTGATGTTCATCAAATTGCATTTATTTTTCCTCCTTTTGCTAATCTCCAAAAAAATGCAGTAAGCGCATCTTTTTTGTCTCTTGCAGCATTTTTATTAAATAATTCTCCGTTATTGGATCTTCTAGCTAATTCGGAAAATATTTTATATTTTATATTCAATTTCTCTATCCCCCTTATTTTCACTAACGACAATAAGCCAGTTCTTATTTGCAGGAATCGGCAGGAATGATAATAAACTGGCAAGGGCAAGCCAGTTATCTTATAATTTCTTCAATTTCCTGATAATCTTTGCGGGCCTGATCTTCTTCCTCGGGAGAAAGTTCTCCGCCGCCAGTTACTTCAATTTCCCATCCATCTAGGAACGAACGTAATTCATCGGCAACGTCCTTGGTGATATACGTCAAAACGTTTTCAATTACTCGTTTTATAGCGTATAATTGATCATTATTAGGCATTACCGCCTCGATTACGTTAAATATTTGTGCCTTACCTTTTTTGTAAATAGTTTGGCCAATGCATTGACATAAGCATTCAATGTCAAATACGCCATTAACTTCGCTTTGCTTTTCATCCATTAATTATCAATCCCTTCGCTTTACTTTGCTTTGCCCTTGCCAAATATTAAGCCCCGTCCAGCATTACCGGGCGGGGCATGGTCACATATATGGATTTCCGAGTGGATCAAATCCGTTCATCAAGCATCACCTGCCTTTACTCCCTCATGTATTCCCTGGTTACACAACCTACCACTATTTTTATAAATTTAAGTCCAACTTCCCTGAATTCTTTGCCGGGTATTGTATCGTCGTCTTTAATGTTATTAAATTTATCTGCCACCTCGTTTAAATCCTTTAGTATTTCCACGTAATCATTATATTTTTTGGTTAACTCTGCGCCTGATTTAGCCATTACCTACCGTCCTTTCCCGCCTTTACCCTTGCCGCATTTCTTGGATTTCACGGTTGATCACCTGCCTTAATTAATTCTAGTGCCTTTATCTTTCCTGCCGGTTCTAACCATCCAGAATATATGCTAGTTCCGTATTCGTACCATCCTTTTTCACACCATTTGCGCAATATATATTCAGCCCTTTTAGGGTAAATATAAAATCCAGGTGATTCAATTATTTCTCTTACTGTTATGTTCCAACGATTTATCCCACATTTTTTGAATATATCAATTAAGAACCGTTGCTCATCAGGTTTCACAGTCGATCACCTCCGCAAACGTAATAAATAATCCCGGCCATCATGCAAGTTAAGGCCATGAGCAATAAGATCGTCCCGGCATATTTACCACTCCCACCACATCAATTCTTTTTTGGCTTTTTCTTCAATGGCCGTGCAAAATTCAAATACTCTTCTCATAACTTCTCCTAATACTTGCGGATATTCTTCAATATATTTTTTGCTGTTCCAATCGCCATCATTTACTATTACGTTGCATGTAGGGCAAAATTCATCGAGTGAATCTGCGCACGGAACCATGTCGTTAAGGCATTTGTGGCATATCGTGTTAATCACCTACCTTCTGCCCAGGCATCAAACCGTTTTGCTTCATAATCCCGTATAGGCCTAGAGCAAGTTCTTCAACAATTGTTTCCTCATCGTTTTTGGCAGGATTTATAGAACGATAATCAAATATGCCGTGTATGATTTCATGCCATAGTGTTTCCTCTTTAGCTTGTTGAGATATGCCAGATCTTTTTATTTTTATAATATGGTTGCGATAATCTATTTTGCCGCTACATTCTTTGCTTTCAACAATAATCGGTTCGTCTGTTTCAACAATTTTGTAATCGTAACAACCTATTTTGATTGAATCTGGTATCATTTTTTCTCTCCTTCCCCTCTCCAATTTAAAACCCGGACGACAGGGGGAGAGAGTTCCCTGCCGTAACCCTTGCGGGCTGTCCGGGTAAATGTGATTACTTGTTTTTCTTCCCTCTGGCCTTGCTCAACGCCGCCGCAATAGCTATCTTTCTGGCTTTAGCATTGCTTCCAGGCGTCGTATTGCCTATGTGTCCAGTGTCTTTGTATGCGTTTATCATTTCTGCAATGTTCGATGATATTGTTTTTTGGGACTTTCCTGGTTTTAGGGGCATGGTGGGCACTCTCCTTTACTTAAACTTTCCTGTGTCTACATAAAACCTACAACGTACATATGTCCCATTCCAAAACGGAGGGTCACGGAGTATAACAACTTTATACGCGCTCTTAAGCTTGCGTATTTCCTGCAGTGTTCTTCTGATTGACTCTGTAAACCCAGAACTAAACGCTTCGCATGGCGGTTCCATGCCGGGCAGAGTGTAGAATCCGTTTAGTAACTTAACGCTTTGCATCCCATCCGGACACGTTAGCATTGTGTTAAGTCCGGATAATTCTTGCTTGAATATTTCTTTAAGTATTTCGTTTTTTATCTGTTTATCTTCTTGTGGAGTAGTTTCTTCCGTCAAACGCAAGCAACCAGATATCACTTGCTTTTCAATTTCTTTAAGTGGTAAGGTACAATTTTTTAAATCTTCTTGGTTTACTGTGCATCCTTTCATTGGTTGGGTAAGTTTGGGAATGTTTAATTCCGGTAATATATCTTCTGGTTTCATGCCTCTGCGTTCTTCGCAGCGTTTGCATATTTCATACATACTTGGATATGGATCATTTATCTGCCAGTCGCAAATGCTTTCTCTCCGCTTTAACTCGTCAATTATTCCCTGGAGTGGAGGTCCTGGCAATCCTTCTTCTTGCTCGATGATATATTTTGCCATATTGCGGATAAGGCGGTATATGTTGTGATCAATTGGTTTTTCTCGTCCCTCATACTGTTTTAACTCTTCCAGACATTCCTTAATTATTGGTATCCTGTGGCTTCCTCTCTCCATTTCATATCTCTCCTTTACTTTTTATCCGTAAAACCCTCTGCCCCTGCTTTCCTCGTCGTCGTCCTCGTCGCGGCCTGCTTCGGTGTTAAAGTTATAGTGGCGGCGGGGTGATTGGCCCGGGGTGATGGTTCCAAGGTCCTTGATCTCTGGTCTGGTCATGACAAAGTAACGTAATTCGTCCATTGCATGATCCATTTTTTTAACTGGTTCGTCCTTCTGGTCTGTTTTTGCGTTTTTTGCTAACGGCTTCCAGCGGTACGACTTAATTTCCTTGATCATCTGAGGGCAATTGCGAAATATAAACAACTTTGGTTTGCCGCGTGGCCATATGGTTGATTGCTCGTTGGGCCTTAGCTTAAGATACTGTTTAACCCTTTGAATACCGGTCCAAACATCTTTGTTAACTTTGGTATCAGCATAAATCATGTTATCTCGTAACAATTCGGTGACTGACTTTTCCGCTGCCAATGTTTTTTGGTTAGCAGCAGAATCTATGATCGCCCTGATATAACCTGCCTCATCCGGCCAGTTAAGTTCTTTGGCAATTTTGCGAATTTCGTTAGAGTGATACTCAATATTTTCGCCAGCCTTGTAATGCTCAGCAATTGCATAGATATTGCCGTCGTTGTCCACTGCATAAAAATGGCAACTCAACGGAGCTGCCAAACCAGGATCTATACTTATGTTGTTGTACCATTCTACCGGTATTGGAAACGGATCAATAACGTGTATATCCTCAACAAACTCTTTGTAAACCAACCCAGACATAGCAACAAATTTACCATACTGACGGGCTTCTCTCTCTTCTTCTGACATGGTTTCTTCTAGTTGTTTGATCTCTGCCAGTGATAACCAGGGGTTATCTGCCCATTCCATCAGCCAGTATTTGATTTCCTGGTCCTGCTTATCGTTCATATATACGATGTCGTATACCCACGTAAGGCCTTGCAGCGGAGTCATTGTTCCCCATATGTCACCGCGAGTGTCGATGATACGCATTTTACATTCATCGTAAATTTCTTCCGGCGGTTCCTCGTCAAACCATATCCAGTGTTGGCTTGTTCCTTGGAACTTGGCCCGGCCTTGGTCGCATGACTTAAATCCTATAATCGATTTCCCGCCGTGGATTGATTCTATTTCCAAAAAGTCTATGATTCCATTCTCAGGATTGTCCTTGCGTCCTTGACGCATTTCTATGTTTTTGATCCATGCCGGATTTAACCAGCGCAATATCTCTTTCTGTGCTACGTCACGTTGCACGTTGTAATCAAGCGATACAACCCATCCGCGAGTGGGTCCGGGTATGTTTTTATATGGGTGATTTCCTCTTGCTCTCCAGACGGCTTCTACTGCCCCTGCAACGGTTTTGCCGGTTCTATTCCCGCCGAATAACCAACGGTTACGGTGCGTGTTTTTGTGGAAGTCTATCTGTTTTAGGTGTATTTTACTGCCAGTGTTGTAATAGCGTAACTTTTCCTCGCGTTGTCTGCGTTCTCGCTCATCTAGTAGTCTGGCAAGTTCTTCTTTTTCTTTCCTGGTTAAAATCTTAGCCGCCATCTGGTATCACCTTACCAACAAGCCTGGATATTTTTGCATCAAGTTCTTCATCTGTGAGGGCGTTTATTTCTATCGGCCCGCCGTCTGGGCCGGATATTTCTTTTTTGTCCACAAACATGCCAAGGTGCCGGGCAACATTCTCCAGTGCCTTGTCTTGGTCACGCATTTTTATCTCAAATCCATCTTTTGTCTGCTTTACTCCGGCATAAAGAAGCTTTGCTTTAGGGCTTAAATGCCTGGTGTCTTCAGCATGAATCTCCATGCTTCCCTCACCCCAGCAGTAAGGGCATTTAGTGTTTGGTCGTTCCAGTTTGTTATATCCATAGCCGCCATCATTTGAAATAATTACCGGCGGACGCTCGTTTTCTTCGGCGGCTTTATTTTCTCTGTAGACGGCTTGCAAATATTCTTCCTCGTCTCTCCATTGGTATTGGAAGTCCTTTCCGTAACAATGTCTGCAGCATACCCGGCGAAGATGTATAATTTCGTTCGGGTCTGCTGTTGCTATATCATGCCAATGTTTTAGGACTTCTTCGGCTGTTACGATGTTTCTTTCTTTTAATTCATCCTGTAATTCCTTGATTCTTGCCCTTACCTTGGCATCTTTGGCAAGTATGCAGGCTTTTTCATCTATTGTCTTATCTTTCATATTGTCGCAGTTGTAAGCCAGTTTATAAGCCTCTCTTTGGGTTACTTTTCCAGCAAAAAGAGTCTGTGCAAATATCTCTTGTTTTTCTGTTAATCTATCTCCTTTTGCCATTCAAGCCCACCTCCAAAATTAATTAAACTTCACATTCCGAATGATCCTGTTAACGTCTTTGCCGGTTGGAAAATAGTTATGTTCTCCGTTTTCTTCCAGCCATTTCTTATAATCTCTTTCAAACTCTTCAAACTTTCTCTCCATGTTTGGTTTGGTTTTTGAAAGTAATGTTAATGGTGTAGTATGTAACGCTTTGCATATATCTCCGATGTTGCGGCTATTACTTTCAACCGCTAAGTACATGAATAATTTAAACTCTTTGACGCTTAATCTTTCGTTTAACGTTTTTATCATAGGTAATCACTCCTATTTTTTTACAAATATAAAATCAAAACCATCTGAACGCAGAGTCTTAAAAGTTGTTTATATATCTTATATTAGATGAATCTGCAACATAAAAACCTTATTCGTACTTACATAATTGGCATTTTGAGGCCATTTTTTTATAGTGCATGCCATGTATGGTTTTTGGTATAAAACAGTGCATGCCATGTATGGTTTTTCAAGTAACATAAAAGTCATTCAAAGGCTCTTTAACCAAGAAAGTATTTATTAATGTTTGGCTTGGAGTTTTTCCGTTTAAAGCGTATTGAGGATTAATTACAATCCCTTTTTTGTAATCTCCTGAAATGTAGTTAAGTATGTTTTTCTCAACCAAGCTTTCAACTATTTTTCTCCTGGTTCTTTGTTCAAAGCCGGTTATTTTATCAATCTCTTTCCACTTTAAAGGAAATTGTTTTTGTCCGGCTGTCCTGCCATCGCCAACAAGTATATTTGTTTCCCAATCTAAATATGGGATTACAGACAACAAAAAAGCCTTTTCGTTTATTGTTAATTCATTGATCTTCTTTTTAACTTCAAGGCTGTTTTTCATTTTTATATATTTGTAATTTTTTTCTTTTTGGTGAGGGTTCCAAACGCCGATTAATTCCTGCGGTAATCGTTCTACTGTATCATGGTATTTTATTTCTCCGGTTTTTTGGTCAACTACTTTTTCAGATTTTATAACTTTAAAATTTTGCATTTACACGCCGCCACTTCATATTATTTGCCGCCTTTTTTAAAATATTTGCCCGTGTCCGCACATTTGGCGGCTAATCCGTGCTTCCGATCATCCTGGCCGGGGCGACCGTGACACGGGCATAAAAAAAGACCGCTCACGCGATCCTTGTTTATCATTATTCAATTAAAAAAGACCAGACTTCTCGCCCGGTCCCCTCGCTGGTGTCTTTATTAAATTTTTACTCTTCCAGTATAACACTCCAAATCGAACTTATAGTTGCAAATTAATTGCGGAAAATACTTTGTTAACATTTTCACATTATTCCTTAGCTAATCCCCAAACACGCTGCACTGCCAATTTCCGTAAGTCAGGATAAACTTTAATTATTTTCTTGACAGACAGGCAGACAGATGATATATTATTGACATGGGGAACAACAAAACGAAAGCGGGGTGGATTGAATGGCAAATAAGGATTATGGAGAATTAAAAAATAAGGAGCTTGTTTTAAACAACAATTATAAAATGTATCGGGATAAGTGGGGAAATACCAACGATGACAGAAGACTGTTTTGTAATACTTTTGATATGATAATGGAATCAATATGTTATATGCAAAGTATGGCACAGCGAGGATTAATTAATAATTACGTAATGGCGTCTTTCAACAAAGCCATACGAAATGATCGGATTATTTTAGACCAAATAATAGAACGGTTTTATATCATCGAATTGTAATCGCAGAGTGGCGGCCCTCCGGGTCCGGTAATACAGTCCGGTCACAAGCCCGGACGCTAAAAACGAAAGCGAGGAATGTAAAATGGGTAAAACATCATGTTATAACAGCGATTGCAAGCAACGAGATATTTGCCAATATAATAAATGGCATCCAGTATATCAAAATTGGATGACCGGAGAAATTGATGATAAATTTGTTCAAGCACCTTGTCAAGCTGATAAAAACGAAAGACCCGTTAATTACAGGAGTTGCCAACAACAATCATATATAGATCATTGCAAAAAAGAAAAGGAAGCAGGCGGGGAACCGATGTCTTGCAATGCATACCATGAATTTTTTTAAGACCGGGCTGGGATCCTATCCCGGCAGAAAGGAGCGAAAGAAAATAGCAAAACAAACCGTTAGGCTAAACATTAACATCAGCCTAGAAGCCGATAAGCAACTGGAGGAAATTATAGCACTGCTTAAACCGGCAGAATCTAGAATATCTAAAACTTCAATTGTCGAGCAAGGAATTTCCCGTATTTATGATGAAGCAGTTACCAATTATGGCTTAAACAAAATGAAAAACGCATAGCATAAAAATATTAAAAAACACTTGCATAATCAAAATCCATCTGCATATAATAATATTGTACCACACAAGTGATACAAATAACGCGGCCCGGCGACAAGGGTGGAAAGGAATGATATTTATGAAGAATATTAAAGAAATGACTGAAGCCTTAAAAACTAACAAGGACAGTATTTTTAAAGCACAAGCACATCTTGAAGCGTCTCTCCCGGAACGAGAACGCAATCGGTCTTGCCGAAATCGCAATACTCACGGAGGTTGGACTGTGCCAGGCATTGCAGCTTATACGCAAGCGGTTAAAAAAGCTGGCCTTCCTTGGGATAGCTTTTGGTCTGGCAGTAATCCAACGCCATCAACTCAATATCCGCAAGCTGTTTACAATTTTCTTAACGATTTTAATAAGGAGGCTTAAACAATGGATAAATTTGATAAATATGATGTATCCGAAACTGATAATAATACCTTACTTGTGCAAGGCGATTCAATCAACAGTAAAGAGGTTGAGGCCCCCAAAGGGCCTTACCTCGTGATAAATGGAGCTTGGTACGTTGACCAATTCCCAACTATGATTGTTGCAGAAAAAATAGACGGAACGCTTGGAATGTTTTACCTTACTCCTTTCCGTAAAGTCAGGGATGAAGAATTAAAACCATATAAAGGATACCATCCGCGTAAAATGAAAGGTAGCCCGCTACCCGACTATCTGTATCGTTTTTACGGCCTGGAGCGCAGTGGAGAAACCTTATCCGAAGTTATCAGAGTGCGGATATCTCCCAGCGAAAAAGAAAAACTAGAAGCTACGGCGGAAAACGACGGTAAATCGGTTAGCGAGTATTTGCGTGGCATGATAAAGCTAAGCGATCCATCGATAAAATCTGTAGAAAATGGTGTTGCTTATGTTACGCGGTCCGCAGAACAAATATTATCTGACGTTCAAAAGCTTTTACAAGATAAGCCTGATGCAGACAAGGAATTAATACAAATGCTGTTAGGCGGGAAATATCCGCTATGCCCAATATGCGGAGATTATCAAGGTAATTTACAATTTGACGGATCGGCAATAATTGGTTGCGAAAAATGCCTAGACGACAAACAGGAATAAATTAATGACTGCAAATAAACGCAAGTATACGAAATCTGTTATAGAATCTATATATAGCAACCGTTGTTTTTATTGTAATCGCAAGCTAACCGACGGTAATAGAGCAGTTGACCATTTATGTCCTGTTTCCAAAGGAGGAAAAAATACTTTTGAAAATCTTGTTATGTGTTGTAAAACATGTAACAGCATTAAAGGCAATAAGACTATAGGTGAAACGATAGCGCAGTTACAGAATGACCTTAATTGGTGTCACGATGATGTTAAGAGGCGGCGGAGATTGGAGCGATATATACATGATTTTACTCATGCCAAAGATTTAATTATTACGATTAAAAACATTAACAGCAAAACTTAATTTGAAAGGAGGCCAATCATGCGTCTATGGCACGAAAATCTGATTCCATATCTCCCCAACGCACAGCTGCTAGGCCAGCACCGCGAATGCTGCGCGCTACGTGGCAACGGCTGGGGACGGAAACATGCGACGGTGAATTACGTCTTTGATCACTCTCCGGCGTATCTGGTAGCCTTTCACTTGCTGGTTATGCAGGAAATGCGCAATAGGCGTTACAAAATCGATCCCTTATGGTACGACCATCTATACCGGGGTAAAATATGCAGCCCGTGGGAAAAGTTAGACTTTGATCATGCATTACTTGAAAATACTCCGATTTACCCGGAGCACAACGATTATTATTTGGCTGAGTGCCTTGATAATTTGGCCGGGAAGGGAGTTATTATTGATATAAAATTAGCTTGTTAATTTGTAATCTACGATAGGAAGGAGTAAATTCTGTGAAGGAAAAAAGATATGAAATAATTGAATGGTGTGCCGGATATAATATTGCAGACAATAAATGCTTAAATTTAGTTGTATTTAGCGATACATTAACAAAAGAAGAGGCGGATATTGAGCTGTTAAAATTAGAATCTAATAACGCAAATTCCAATACTGAAATACTCGGATATTGTTGCCCTATATGCGGATACATGCAATCAGAATTAGAAATGCTTTTTTCTAAAGCGTCATACAAAGACGAAGACGGGAATTTAATAGTTTATTGTCCTCGTTGCAAACAAGATAGATGGGCATATAATTTTATACCTAAATATATGTATTAAATATAAGCCGGGCTCAACACCCGGCTTTTTAGTCCCTGTTTTGCAAAGGAAGTATTAAATTGTTATGATGACATATGCCTGATTTCTTGGGAGGTCCACCACCTTCCATTCTTTATTATTACCAGTATTGCATGGACGTTGCAGTGTTATCTTACATCCTACCACCACCTTGCACGAGCTCACCTAGTGCTTATATTTATGCCGGTGGTTCAAGCCGGCAAGATTGATTACTCGTTAATGTACCATTTGGCTGTTTCAAATTGCATATAACAAATATCGCTAAGCTGACAAGAAGCATCTCCATACGTGAATATATTTTGTTTTCTTTTTGCTTTACAACGTTCGCATCTTGTATTTTCCCCGCATCCCGCGCACTCGCAAATCTCAATCTCTTTTCCGTCTAACCACGCCTGAATCGCTTCCTGCCACGGGACGGGCTGGCGGACTAGTTGCCAATCATAATCCATTTGTATATTCCCATTAATGCAATTAAAATTAGGATCATCAATTAATTCTCCCATTGGAGACCATCTTTTAAATTTTAAAAATCCATTTACAACTGAAAATTCGAATTTATCTTTATACTTTGGGTGGATTGCTTCAAATTTTAATTTTTTATTTTCTTGTAACATTTTAAACATTTCGCCTAAATTCATCTATTCCCTACCTCTCCGCGCTAAGCGCCTTATACTCAATATAGTCACTCTCGCCCATTTCCTGCGGCATATCTGGGTAAAGCAGATCCCACCACTTTTGATATATCCTCTTCTTCCAGGTATAAAACGCATCCCCCGGCCTTCTTTTGTCGTCTGGGTCTCTTAGCCATCCGATTTGATGTATCACGGTCAATGTTCTGGTCCAAACAGCTCCCCTGTCCGGTACCGGTACACTTAACCAAAACAGATTTATAAACGTCCTTTCCTCTTCACTAAAATACTGCTGCAGCATCCGGTCAATTAATTTGATCCTGTCTGAGCTAATCTGTAGCTGTTCCTGAGCCTGTTCTAACTCCAGTACATATCTTTCCTGCCCGGCAGTATTATTGTTGCCCCTAGAGCCTTCCAGTATCTTATACTGCATTGTTTCTTTTGTCCCTGTCAGTTCTATCTCCCTTATCCTGTTTTCACATACGCGGATGGTCTGAGGGTCGTCCACAAAGCGATATATTACGGAATCAACCATGACATGCCACTTTGGCCTGTGTTTCCTCCCGGCCTTGCTCATTAAGCCATCCCCTTTCCCCCAACTAACTAATAAACAACCTCGTCCACCTCGTCCGGATTTTTATCTATATAGCCAACATCCTGCAACCATTTATTTATTATTTTTTGTTCGTTAAAATGATTAAGAAATGACTCGTAGTTGAGTTCTCCTATTAATTCAAATTTATCATCAGTTTTTCTATATGCTTTATAGCTTTGCGATTTGTACCCGGCATAAATATAAACGTTATTAACTGGCGGAAGAATTAAACTATCGGATAAATCAGGATATATCATATTACCCCTCCATTTCGTCCAACTCGTTATCCACCGTGTCAACCCCCATTAACACGTTTTGATGTACCCTGCTGCAGGTATTAACCTCCCGGTCTAATTTGTCCAGTATCTTTGCTACCCACGTAGCAATCAGTATAGGCCTGCCGCAAACTTCGCACTTTCCCCGCTCAACCATGTTTTTAGGAGTCTTTACGGTGCATACGCGGTCAGGATTAATTACGATTGATTCCATGCTATTTGCTCCCTTCGTAGGCGGCAAGGGCATCATTATAAGCCCACATTGCTTGCCAAAAATCCTTTCCGCTTTCTCCCTGCTTAATTCTTATGGTAGTCCCATGATAACCGCTCATGTCTAAGCTATGCGCATGGCTGTTGGCTATAATTTGTGTGTACATTTTTTCAGTAGCTTCCGCTATCGCTTCAAGTTTTGCAATCTTATCCAGCAGGTCTGCGCCGGGGTTAGGATCATCAAGCAATAACTTTATTTTTTCCGCATAAAATTCCGACCATGTTCCGTCATATTTACTTGGATTCCTAAAGTAATGCTCTATTAACTGCAACATGTCGCGGTATGCAATGCCCTGCGCCGATAACTTCTGTATGCTGTCTCGCTGAAGGTCGTTTTCTTCTTCCAGATACTTATTGGTCTTAATCGCGTCGTCAAGAGTTTTTTCAAGTTTTAATGCTCGTTCCAACAATGCTCCGTACCCATTTGTTATAAAAAAGTTTTGCAGTTCTTCAGGCATACATAAACACGACCCGTCAATCCACTCTGCACTTATAACGGGTTCTCTCGTTTTCCGGTCAACTAAGTTTCCTTCTTTATCCCAATCAAGGTCAGCCAGCAAGTCTTTTAAATCCCTCTTGTTTTCGCTCATTCCTCAATCCTCGCCTTTCTCCCTATATTCCGATCCCGCATGTCCCTTAGCGATAAATCATAATGCTTGCAGTCCGTAACAATAACGGTTTTGTATTCTGTCGCGTGGTTGTATCTGACTGTTACTTCCGCCGCCTCGTAAACCGGCAAATGATACCTCCTATGGAACGCGCATCCTACAGGATCCGGGTTAGCGTTTGCCCTGGTGCATGACCAGCATTTGCTTGATTTGCAATACGAACTCTTGCCATTTCCGGGTAAATCTTGACGTTTACGCCAATTGCTGATCACTGATGTTTTAACTCCTTGAATTTTGGCTATCTCAACGTCTGTCATTTTTTCGTTATAAAGCCGCATACGTTCGTCAAGCTTTTCCTTCAACGGAATCTCTGAGTGCTTTATTGCCCGATTGCAAGGTAAATCGTTTTTAAATCTCCACATTTCGATAGAGTGCTTTTTTACTCCCAGTTTTGCGGCTATTTGCTTATCAGTTAATCCCTGCTCATACATTTCAACGCGCCCATCTTGGGCTTTTGGGTAGGCCATCGGCTATCCCTCCATGTCCAAACGTGTTTTTACGCCTGATTCTTCTTCCATGCAGCAAAGCATTAAAAACAAATAATTACGCGCGTCAATGATTTTTTGAATGATTCCTTCTGTGTACGTTCCATCTTCCTGCTTTACTGCCCACGTAAAATTGTATTTTCCTTCGCTTGTTGATTTTTGAATCGATATCAAATGCTTTGTTAAATAAGCCCATGCCGTTTGCGGTATAGAGCAATTCATAAGTCTTGCGCCCTCAATAAAGTTATAAAGCCGTTCGTCACCCATGGCGTATTCTCCGGCTTTTATTCCAAGCATATTTGTTTCTTTTTGATGTACCTGTTTCCAAAGTTCGTCTATTCTTTTACTGTCCATCAAATTACCTCCCTAATACGCCGAATCATTGTATTAGCTCGGTGTGAAATCTTCCTGCTTTATTTCATCATCCGGCTTAATCAAATTAATAAATTCGCTCAACGGTAAAACTACGAGTGCCTCCTGCCTGTCCGCCTTAATCACAAGCGCATCATTCCCATCTATCCACCCATATAGCTGTTTAAATCCGTTCTGACGCGCCTTTAATTCAAGCTGGTATGTTTTCCCTTTGCCCTCTGCTAAAACGTCACCTTTAGCGAAATTAGTAGCCCCTGATAGCGGTACACGCTTTGCCTCTATGTTGTTGGCTTTAAATGCATTAACGATTGCGCGCTCAAAACGATTACCTTTGTCGCGTTGCATTTTGCTCATATCTCGTTCACCCCCACAGTTTTAAGTGCGGCGCGGCAGATGGCTAGTGGCGCGGTTTCTGCGCTAGATATATATTCCTTTTCACTCATTAGGATAGTAGCTACCCATTTGTGCGGATCTCCGGTAAAATTATCAGTCATCAATCGGATCATCCAGGAATTTTTCATCATATATTCAACCACTTTCCATGTTACCGCTATATCTCTCGATGGGTTCCAATAAATGGTCGTTATGCTTTGATATTTTTTACCCCTATACTCAACGCCGTTAATAGATTCAAAAGACCACGATTCGGCTTTATTTATATCACAGTTCATTTCTCCATAATTTTTACCAAGCCACCAATTTCCCCAAGACGGTATAAATTTCATTACGTAAGTAGCTATTGCTGCATCCATTTCTCTTCCAGCCTGCATTTCGTCTATGTTCACGCACTCACCTCCATATCCAAATAATCGTTAAGACATTCCATATCGCATTTATGTGTATTACAAAAATCTTTATTTCCGATAAAATGATTATCTTCCTCAATATCAACAGGACAATATCTGTGCATATAACATTCTGATGCTATGCGCTCTTTATTCCATTCTTTTGCGTCTTTAAATTCACTTATTTTTTCCCAAACTTTCACGCTTCCACCTCCAAATCAAGCAACTTTCCAATCATTTCCAGTTTCCGCTTTCGGCTTAGCCCAGTATGCTCAAAAACCTCCCCGGCCCAGCGTTTAAGCATCGAGTTAAAAGCCTGCCGTTCGCAGTATTTAGATAACGCTGATTGACGTTCCTCGGTATCGTTTAAAAGAGCATTGTACTGATAACTGGTAAAGGTTTTGCGTTGCGGTTCGTCGTTGTAGTCGTTGTCGGTTGGTTCGTACTTTGCTTCCTGCTGTTCAAGTTCATAAAGTAAAACTTCTTTTACCGTGATTTCCTTCTCTGCTATACTGTTTTGTGCAGGCTCCTTCTCTTCCCGAGCCGGTTCCTGGTTTGCGGCCTGTTCCGGCTTAGGTGGAGTCTGCGGTACATAATTAGAATTATTCCCGCATTGTAGGCAAAGATCATAAAAGTATGGTTTACCTTCTTTGCCGTGCTTGCACGTTGAGCAATTACATTTGATTTTTTCCATTTTTCCCTCTCCCTTCTACCTAATCTTTCCTCGCATCTTCCAGTTTCTTTACGTACTCATCATATTTTTTGCAGTCGGCGCATTCCTTGGGTAACGTGTAGCTATTTGGAAATTCGTTTTTGCAGCCTATGCACGGGCATTGCTGCTTGATTTGTTTTAACTTGTTAATTTTGTCTGGGAATTTAACCATCTACCCTACTCCCAACCATCTATGAGAATAGCCCCCGTGTAAAACTACCCCGTACCCCTCCGGCTTGATTTCCTTATCCTGGTCGTCGTAATGGATCGTTCCCGTGATACGTCTGCGCTGCGGAGGCTTGTATGTGTTTTGGTGAATTTTGCGGTTAACGCACTTGGCGTTTTTGTTGTTGCGCGGCATGGCTAGGACTCCAGCAGGTCGGGGTTGTCTGTGGTGTTGCCGATTACCTCGCCGTCTTTTATATACAATAAATTAAGTCCCATCAAAGATTGTTTCCCCCTGAATAATTGAAATTCTCCATAACAAAAAACAACATTCAAATTTTCTGGCAACTTCCCAGATGAATTAAATGTTAGTTCGTTAATTCTAATAATGTCTTTCTCGTAAATCTCAACACCATTTTTGTCTTTAAAATCGGTATACTGGCTTACGGTTTCGGAATCAACCTCGATTAATAGTCCTTCGTCCGGCGTTTCCGTGTTTTCGTCCAAAGGCACAATAAAATAATGCATGTGAGAATTATCATCATGTCTTAATGGTAAATAATAGCCGTATACCCAGCCCGCTCCATCTAAACGTTTCCCGCGAAATTTTATCTCCCTATCCATCCTTTTCACTCCCCCGTTTAATCAGTCACATCTTCCTTGGTATGCCCTTTGCACCCAGTTTGATAATCAAAGTTATCGCATTCACCATAGGGAAATACTTTCCAACCTTTTGCTAAACAATCGTATAAATAATCTCTTGCCTCTTCGTGGGACAATTTACGGCCGTCATCGTCTGTGAAGGTATTTTTTAACGATCCTTTTCGCGTGTTGTCTTCGAGCATTCCGCGAATATCGGCGCACATATGAATACTTGCCATCCCCTCAATCCCCCTTCTTGTTATAAATCAGCCTTTGCTATTTTAAGCCTGTCAATATCGGCATATAAATGGTCTATCTTGTCGCAAATCGTTTTCAGGTCTTCCATTCCGTCACCCATAATTTCACGCTTGATTAAATACTTAAGTGCATCTTGCGGCGTATGGCAGTAAGCAATGTTTGACCAATATTCCTGCCCTATTTTGCTACCTTTTTCATATACCTTGCGCCGTTGCAAAGTAACGTTTAGCTCTTCGGATACTAATTGCCAATCATCGTTAATTTTCAACCCTTATCAATCCCCCTTCTTGTTGTTATGCCAGTTTGCGCTTTAGCTACATCAATATATATCCTCCGTTCATTAACGCTGCCGGACTTTGCGTGTCTGGATCATTTTTTTGCTTCCGTTTAGCCGCTTCATCTGGATTTATAATCTCCGCTATCGTCGGCGGAAACTTCGATGTTAAAATATGCTGCTTAATTCTTTTAACAGCAAGCTCATACTCCATATCTTCCAACATCATGCGCCATGTCTTTACGCGCTCTTTCGTTGGTTCAAAATTCTGATATGCCCCTGTTATCAACAACATAATTTCATTCACTTGTTGCTTTTGCATTTTCCTCAGCCTCCAATTCTGCCAACGCTCTTGATAATTTGTCCTGCTGAGATTCGCGTGCAGGACTTGCCCTTGAACCTGTCTGCATACCCTTGAGCGCTTCTGCCATGGTAGTTTTGTTAAGTATTCCAACAAAATAATTTTCTCGCTTATCATGTAATTCAGGTCTTGAAATTACGACTTTACAAGCATGATTTACAATAACAGGATCGTATTTATTCATTTGTTTGTATATATCGCAGATAACGCTTTCAGATATAGTTCCGCTTCTCCTAGTTGTCCGCAGTATTTCAAAATATTGATCAATTATTTTTAATTGTTCAGAAGAGTACCTTGACCGAAATTTTTCAATTTCGATAATAGATTTATTACTTTCCTTTTCTTTACTTTTCTTTACTTTACTTTGTGGTGTTTTTTCCTCTGTTTCTTCCCTAGTTTCTGCGTCAGAAATTACTTGCTTCTCTTGGTGGTATCTTTCGCGCATTCTATCGCGCTTTTCCGTTACTACATTGGCCCGTTTTTTAATGCCGTTACTAGTTAAAACGCCATGATCATTAAAACTTTTCTTATCAAAACAACCCCATTTCAAAGCAGTGTTTAATATCTGCGTGAATTTTTCTTGTGTAATACCTATCTTTTTGGATAATATCAGCAACGTTTCTTCCCTAGTTTCTGCGTCAGAAATTAATAATTCAAAGCTTGATTCCTGATATATTTGTTCCAGCATAATAAAGTAAAAAGCATACCCGTCATTCCCATATAAAGCACGCAAGGCCTCTATTTTTTTATCGGAAGTAGCATTTACATCATGCGGAAAATAATCCATTCCCTCTTTAAGCGGCCTAGCCAATCTTTATCCCCTCCCCCTGCCATTCCCTCGCCTACAACTAAATTATCTTTCTTCCCTCGCCATAACCTCTCGGTACTCCTTAATAAACAACCCAACATCAATTTTATTCTCCGGAAACCGATCCTGGTACGTCGTAAGACAATCCAAAAACTTCCTCATCTTCTCACACTGTGACGGAGTTAACGCCTGCTCCATACGTACCGTGTAAGGTAATTCATTGCGCTTAAGACGATGCGTGTTGCGCCAGTATCGTATTGTGCTTTCACATAAATTAAGTTCTGCTGCTATTTCGTAGTCGTTTAAGCCTTGCTTATATAGGTCCATGCGCTGGTAGTGTTGGGTTTGGGTTGTGGTCAACTATATCCCCCCTGTAATATCCATCTGCCCATTTCTTCAAAGCATTGTATAAAAACCTGGATAAATCACTTTGATCAATATCTTTATGGGCACTGTCCTTTTTCTTAATTAGGCATCTGTGTCCGTGGTATAAAATAATGCCTACATCTTCTGGTACTAAATCAACAATTTGTTTATATAGTTCTTTAGGTATGACATAATAATTTCTATTGCCAACAAAGTTGTGCCCGTTGTGAGATTTAAAATCACTTTTAGATATCTTAATTTCAAAGCAAGTTGTCAAAATTCCTAATTCGTAGCGTCTGCGGATAAAAACGCATCCAGTGCAATCCTTGCAGGGATACTCTCGGCCATCAATTTTGCATGTTGGGCGTGCGCAAAAACTATCATCACGCTCAACATAATCTTCAAATCGAATAGCGTCTACATAACCAGTTCCAACGTCTACCTCTTCGGCCCATCTGATGGTTCTCATTTTGCTTTTCATTTGCGGTGCATAATCGCGCAGTGCTAGTTTTATTTCTTTTGTTAATTCAGATTCAGCCATTGGCTTTATCTCCTAGCGCGGCCTCTGCAGCCTCTTTGGAGAGGAAAACGGTTTTGCCGAAATAATTATTGGGGCCATCCCAACATGTAAAAGTAGAACCATTAGTAAGTTGTAATTGAATCCATTTTTCAGCAACCCAAAAACCGCTTACTTTAGCATCGTTGATTTTTTCGCAACCTGAATAAGCAAAGTAAACCGTATCTCCCACCTTGCATGGCAGAACAACCAGCCTGCCCTCTGCCTCGGCCTTGCAAATTTCCTGCAGGCGGTCAGAGTCAATTGTTTCATCTACACATAAAACACGGGTTCCGCATGTATCGCATAATTCCTGATAAGTTACCCTGCTACCAGATAATTCTTCTTGGCAATTCGGGCAATACCAATAACTCATCTTTCAATAACCTCCCATCTTTAAAAGCATCCAAATGCATCCACCAGCAATAAAAGCAACCCAAAACGCTATCGAGATAATCCGCCCGTTAATAATACCTCTGGCTGCGCTCAAACCATTCGGTTTATCCTCTGCGACCGGGTAACCAGCATCGATTGAGCGGAGAATGTTGTATTTCATTAAATCACCTTCCCATTATGTCTCCACGGTCTAGTCTTATTAAATTCATGTTTCATCAGAATTGCATCCTCAATATCAATTCCAGCGTGACCGCAATAATCAAGTATGCGGATTATACAGTCTGCAAGTTCGATGGCTATACCTTCGGGTTTAACATCTTTATGTCCGCAATTCGAGCAACAATGAACAGTATGGTAATATGCTCCCGGTTCGCAGTTTATTTCGTCGTCTAAGTTGCAATGATTCAAAACCATTGGCCTGCCATCCCTATATTCTTCTAAAGCTTCTGAAAGTTCGCTGTGGCAAAGAGCTATAATATCCCCGAACGACCTTTCTTCTGTCCACCAACCGTGTTCTATAGCTACTGCGTGTATTTCATCTCTCCACTCGTTTAAATTCATCTTTCAACCCTCCTAAGTTCCAATACTTGCACCCAATCATTCGCGTTCCAATCGTGGCCAAGCTTGGCGTAATAATTCCATATTTCCGTAAATTTCTCTCTGGCTGTACAAGTATTTGGAAAAACAAACAAATCAATCAAACCTTCTCTTTCCGCGTCCTCTTCCGTTATGCTCCGCAACCTCTCAACTTTCGTTCCTGTCACTTCCAGCCAGATTCGGGCGGCGGACTTGGGCATTGTGGCAGAGGAACGCCATTGATACGGATATCCCAATGAAATATAATATTTTCTGCATTCATCCCCTTCGCTGCCAGATGGACAATCTGCTTTATAGGCATAAAGTTTATGATCAATTATATGGAATGCTTCAAATATGCACCACGCTTCAGGAACCCAACACAAATCCCCAACTTGAAAGGGAAGCTTGATGAATTGTTTTACCAGCACATCACTAGGCCCAAATCCAATACGGCCAACGTTTTTATCATCAATCGATGAAGTGCAAACTCCATGAAGAAAGGTATATTTTTCATCGGGTTGCGGCTTAAGCACTACCCGGTGCATCGTCTTAGCCCCGGTTATCAGTGTAGGAATTAACTCCTGCGGGACGAATAATCGCTTTTCCATTAGATCACTCCTATCTATTTAACAATCCAATCCAGCACCGCGAAAAACCCAAAGCACCCCCCGACAAACGCCGCAATTATGACCATGTAAGCCACAAACTCAACGGCCTTATTCCTCCTGCTGTGCATCCTGGCAAGCGGCGGTATCTGCACCCTGGACTCGCGGGTTACGGTTATGTTAGTCTCTGTTCCGGGCAGGTATACTAATTTGGGGGTGTTGTTCATAAAATCGCCTCCACTTCCGGGTTCTTAATTTTTAAATTTACCGTTGCTGGTCTTGCCCAAAAGCGTTGAAATCTTTTCCACTCCTTACTTACCTTTCCCTGCTTATCTCTATAAAGCATTGCCATGGGAACAAAACCGGCGTTAATTGTGTCCATTAATCTTTGTTCTGCCTGCTCAAAGGTATCTTTAGGCCAACCGATCAATACATAACATCTGAGCGTATGTGATGCGGTTGTAAATCCAGCCTGTAATAATTTCTTCCCTGCTTCAAGTAAAGGCTCATAATCATCTGGCGTATCGTAGGCGAAAAACATTTCTTTCGGCTTTAGCTTAAATAATTCCTCAACGTGCCAATCTTTTAGCCTTTCCGCATCAAGTCCACCTGTAAACATCGGTTTTCCGTACTTTTGGATCTTTAGCATTTCAAATACCTTTTTAACGTGGGCATCAGAGCAGGCCAAAAGATTTGGGTCTAAAACATTGTTACCCTCTTTTATTTCAAGTTCTATTGGCCCTTTCGGTTCACTGCAAAACCAACATTTACCCGTTCCAGCATTTGGGCAACCGCGAGAGGTAATAACGTATCCTGGTTTTACATACATTCCTGGTATAAATTCACCTAATTTATATTCCTCGCCTAATGCAGGACCACCAATATTTACCGGAGCTACGTTCCGCCATAGTTTTTCCAACTGATCAGCCTTGGGTAAATCGTAGGTGAAGGTAACAGATATATGAACTTCATCGATTTCCGGTAAAAACAGTCCCGGTTCAGCGTAGAACGTATATTCATCGCATGGCGTTGCATTTGTAATTCTCGGGAATACTCTGGCTATGCGATTCAAATTTATCCCCTCCCCTACTTATAACCAAGCCTATCTTTAAGCTCGTCAATCAGTTCAGACAATTCCTGCTTAGTCATTTCCTGCCAGTTATAGTTATCCTCGATACGCAGTTCTTCAGCTAAATTGTGAGCGTAATTAAGCTGTTTAACGGTAGGTTTTTGCCAATCTTGCATGTGATCCCCTCCCTCTTAATTTAACTTTTAGCCAGTCTGTAAGCCCGTACAAGCTCGCGCATTGATTCCGTAAGTGTCGAGTTAGGTTCATCGTATTTCGCCTCTATAGGGGCCATGTGCGGCCCCATAAGCCTTATAAATTCATCTGCTTCCGGGTTGGGAGCAGGTTGAGATTTGAGTCTGGTTATTTCTTCTGCCTGGCGTTTGTTTTCCTGCTCCAACCATGCGTTTTCTCTTTCCAATTCCAAAAACATGTTTTGCAGTACGTTCAATTGATCGGTAAAGTTCATTTATCATCCTTCTTCCGTAACGGGCACCAGCGGGGAGAGGTTTTATAATTGCTTATATCCTTTGCTTTGGCATCTGTATGCTTGCAAAATCTTTTGTTGTAAATAGTAATTGCGATATAGTTATAGCCGCACTCCCTGCACTTTGGCACCTTATTGGCTTTCGGTTTTTCCGTTTCCAAATCGTCAACATAATCAACGCAAAAACCTTCGTGCAATACTGGTTTTCCGGTTTTAATGCAGACGTATCTTTTCCTGTCTTCGCCCATTGACTTGGCTTGCTTGTTTCCGCAGTTAAAACAACTAGCTATCTTGTTCGGCACCTTATTCATGCGGTTCACCTGCCTTGACGTAGTCCATAATTTGTATTTTTTTAATAAATGAATAGCAAGTACGCAATTCATCAAAAGTTAAATTCATTTCATCGTCTGTCCTAAAACGAGCTATTCTCAATCCGTCCCATGCTAAATAAAGAATGCCGTAAGGAAAATTTTCATTGAATGCG